CTAACGGGCGACGGCTCGCACATACGCCTGGCAGGCACGCAAGGCAATCAGGGCGCTGTCGCCGTCGTCGGTGATGCGGATAATTCGCTGAGCATGCGCTGGGTCAAGTCGGGCTCGCGGGGCTGCATGAACCACGCTGCCGGCGGCGGTGGCGGCTGGCATTGGGCAGCCACTGGAGGCGTCGAGAAGGACTGACAGCCGCACATCAGCAGTGGCAATGCTGTCACGCAAAGCTGCTTGAGTACGTTGGGCATCGCTCAACTCCCGGGCATGTTGTTGGTCGATGGCACTGAGCTGTTGCTCAAGGGCCAGCCGTCTGTCTTGCTCGGCCTGCTGTAGATGCAGGGCTTTCTGGGTCTGTGCGGCCGACAAGCGTTCAATCTGTGCCCCGTACCGCCACGCCTGCACCTGCCAGACAACGACCACCAGCACGCATACGCCAATCGCAACTAAGAAACGCATAACACCGCCTTCGCCCGCGCCCACAACTGCAAACGGTCCTCCAGGCCATTGAGCCCGCCGTTGATACGCCGCGTGATGGTGGTGAACTGGTCCTTGTCGGCGAGTTCATTCAAGCCATTGCTTTGCCAGAACCAGGCGGCGGATTCACAGGCCCATTGTGGTTGCTCCAGTAATTCGGGTTGTTGCAGCAAGCGATCATCGCCGAACAGCGCTTGGCTGCATGCCAGGTAGTTGCGGCGACCGGTGATCTGGATCAGCCCCCTGCCCCGGTACTTTTGGCCGTCGCCGTCCGCTTCAGGCGTATTGCCCAGGCGCGCGGCCAACGTACCGGTGTCGTACTTGCTCAAATAAGTATCGCTGCCGAGTTCGCGCACGTAGTGCAGTTCGCCGGATTCGTGGCCGATCTGCGCGAGAAAAGCGGCGGCGCGCAGCACGCTGTTGATTTCGTACCGAACAAAAGACGCATTCAACGCGGTTGAAAAAACTCCCGCCATACGGCTAGCGCCTGGAATGATTTGAATCAATTGAGGCTGCGTTATCACCACCACGGTCACCTTGAAAGCCCCCTAGGTAGACAAACCAACGTCCGTGTTAGAACTGCGATAGGCACTGACCATTCCAGCCAGGTGCAACGAACTCGCGCCCCCAGTGATTAAGAAGATCACCCAGGTACGCCAATTCGCCAGGTCGTCCTTGTGCCACCAACTGGCGATCACCGCCCCAACGAGGCCCGCAATCAACAATTCGAACCTGTCGATCTTGTCGAGCAGGCGCTGTAAATACTCCATGCGCTCGACTCCGTGGGGCATGACTTGAATTGGAACGGCCCCAGCAGCACTCCCAGCTCGGAGCAATGGGTGTGGTGGAGCCGAAAACGAAAAGGCCCCGATCATGTCGAGGCCCTGAATAGGTGCGCGGTCTTTCCCGCAGTCAGCCAAAGACCAGCCCAGCGTCGACGCCCCAATGCATCGATCTCGCCAATTCAGTCTCGCGCCACTCTGGAAGTCAGGTGTGAACAGAGCGCACGGGCTGCCGGTTTTTTTCCGTAGCGCTGCACTACCGGCTTATCAGCGTCCAGGCATCCCCCGAAGGGCCACCCTGGCTGTGGCGAGCCTGAATCAGAAATGAAAAAGCCCAGCGCGACGGCTGGGCTCTATTACGCAGGGAGGTAGAAGATCATGGAGTCCAGTAAGCAATCTTGCCGCCTGCACCAACAGCTGTAAAATTGCCGTTGCCGTAGGCGACGCTCCGGATATCGGTTCCTGCGAAAGTGTTGGCTTGCTGAACCCAACCGATCCCATCCTCGGAAACGGCTGTCTTGCCGCCGTCGCCGACAGCTACATACTTGCCATTACCGTAAGCAATGTCGCGGATGATGGTTCCACCGAAACTGGTATCTTCAACAGCAGTCCAGCTAAGCCCATCGGATGAATATGCCATCTTGCCATCCGCACCAACGATAAACATTTTCCCGTTGCAAAGCTTCATGGAAAGGATAGTGCTAGTGCCAAAGGTGCTGGTTCTGGGCGTGAATGTTTGCGGATTTTCCGTCGCCATCTTCACTGCGCTAAGCAGCTTCCCATTCGATCCCGCAACCAACACAAAACTGCCAATGACGTTGACGCAGTACACAGTCTCGCTAGAAGTGAAGGTCGTAGTGCGCTCCACCAGGCCTGACCAATCGCTATAACGGGAAAAGACTTTACCGTTAGACCCAACCAGTATCCAGGTGTAGCTGTTACCGGAAATTGGTTGATAAAACACAATGCCTTGCAAGTCTCCGGACGCGCGAACAGTTGCCGTAAGGTCTGTCCAAACCCTTTCAGGGCGTGCTGCGTCGCCGAAGATCAGATTGCCGGATTGAGAAAGGGCTTGAAGCGATACCCCAATACCGTTCCAGTACAGCTCGTTGAGGACCTTTCCGCTATCAGAGGTGACGGCGCCCTTAAGCTTGGTCCACGCTGTACCAGTTACGCCTCCGCTGACGACCTGAGTGGTTGTGTTAAGACCGTTACCACCAACCGCATAAAACTTGCCTTGCGCAAAAACCACGCGCCTAAGCATGCCGGTGTTATCCACCGGTTGTACTTGAGTCCAAAGATCTTGCAAGGTTTGAGACGCCGAGTTTGCGTTTTCCATTTTAAACTCCGTTACTGAGCTGATTTAAGTTCAGGCCTCTGGATTGGGCGTATGGCGCTCATGGGCGATTGCTCAAGGCTCGCGGCCTTCACATGATTCAGCGTCCCACATCGGGAACATTTGATCTGGAGCTCTGAAAACCCACCCGTGCGGGCGAGAAGTCGGTTGCAGTTACCGCATCTGAATTCTTTCAACATCTGCAAATTCCTTTTACTGAACCACCTTTTCCGTGTGATTGATTAGGAAGCGGCGTTACATTCGCCGCCCTCTCACACCCACCTACATACAGGTCCGTAGACGGCGGCATGCCTGCGGGATCTTTGAGCAGAGACAGTCCGAGGTAAAAGTTCTGGGTGAAGGATACAATCCAAGTGTCATAGTCCGTTTCCGCGCTGGTGAGCACGGAAGGTGCCGCGACAATCGCGGTGGGCAGGTCACATTGATCGGGCGGCAGGCCCCAGCGGTTATCCAGGGCCAAATCCATCAGTCGGCTGGCCAGGTCGCAGGCGTCAAAGGGCGCCGAGCCACTGACGACCGTAGCCCTGAGTGAAACCGACAAGGCATGCGCCTTGCGCCCGGCAAGGGAGCGAACGCCCGGGCCATTGCGCTCCACGCTGATCACGACCCGTAGTTGTGGGAACGCGCGCTTCAGCGCGTCTCCAATCGCCACAGGCAGTTGGGAAGGTTTTTCGAGAAGTGTCATCTGCTTGCATCCTTGCAGCGGTTACTGCTGATCCGGGCGAGAGGTTGGGGTCTCGTTGACCCCGATGCGCTTGGCCGCCCAGCGTTCATAAAGGCCGATGGCCACGTCCGCACCGGCCATGGCCGTCAGGCAGCCAATGGCGCCAGCGGTCCAGATCGACATGCCGGCGGCGTAGCACAGCATCAATGCCGAGACTCCGCAGACCATGCATGCCCCGGACCGCAGCGCCAGGCGCCGGATCAGTGACCAACCACGGGCGCCCTCCTTGTCGGCGCGCCACATTTCGCCGGATACACCGCCAATCAGCGCCAGTACGATCACCAGCCAGATAGGCATTTCCGCTAACGCTTGCTGCTCGTTTGTCATGTCACGCCTCCTGGCTGAGCACTACCGGCACGGGGCCGGCTCTTGGGTAAATCCATGGGTAGGTAGGCATTCCAAAAAGCCCGGTTGCCCGGGCTTTTCAGTAATACGGTCCTCAGTCGATCTTTCGGCGCTACTGGCGCGGTACGGATCTTTCCTCGATGTTTTTCCGACCACGATCCCTGTCTGCCGGATAACTGCTTCTGGTGCTTTACGCTGCACACCCGGGTCAGTTGCCAACCCTCTGAACCGTTAAGGCCGGTTCATCGCTGCCTGCTTGTTAAGCGGTGAAACTAAAGAGCGTCGGCATCCTTGCCGGTGTTGCTGGCGTCCTTGCCATCGCTCGGATGGCGTCCTTGCCGGTGTTGCGTGCCTTCCTTGTATTGACTGGCAGCATCCTTGCCGCCTCCACCAGGCCTGGCTGGCTGGCTTGAGATGGAGAATATGCATGTATGCATATACAGTCAATGCACAAATGCATTTATTTTCAGATAGCAAATGCATGAATGCATTCTCAACCTTATGGACAGCGGGTTTGGTGATTTTTCACAGGCGAAAAAAACCCGCTCGTTGGCGGGCTTTGTCTTACAGAAGGAGGTTAACGAGCGTACATACCCCACCAGAACACATGACCCAAGATGCTGATCTGCTCATCCTGGATATCCTGGAAGCTGTAGTCTTCATCCGGGTGTTCATCGCGATTGAAACTGCGTAGGCGAATCCCGGAAGGCAGGCGGTAGAGCTGTTTCACCCGCAATTGGCCGTTGTGGTTGATGGCATACAAGTCGCCATCGACGATGTCGCCAATGCCACTCTTGCCCGCATTCACCCCGACTGTCGCGCCATCGCGCAGCACCGGCAACATGCTGTTGCCGCGTACCGTCACGCACTTGGCCTGGTCGAACTGCACACCGTTATGTCGCAGGCTGCGCTTGCCGAACCGCAGACTGGCCTTCTCGCTTTCCTCAATGACGAATCTTCCTGATCCAGCAGCCAATTCAACCTCGCGCAGAAAGGGGATCGACACCTCGTCGTCATTGACGGGCGTGTCATCGTCCCACAGGCTTATGTCCTTGAGTTCCGAATGCATCGGGTCGCGCCCGTCCTCCCGCGAAACGCCCACCGCTGCGCGCCCGCGCAGTTGATCGGTGCTCACACGGAAGTACTCGGCGATGCGGGAAATGTGCTTGTCCGACGGATCAACGATCTTGCCGCTGAGGATCCGAGACAGCGTGGATTGAGGCACGCCGGTACGCCGGTGAAGCTCCGTGGGGGAGATCCGGTCGCGGTCCAGCAGTTCGCGTAAGACGATAGAAACGTTGCGTTTTTGCATAACGGGGATAGTGACGGGAGATTTTGGGGTTGGCAAATGCTAATTTGCATTATTTATGCAAACTCGATGCATTTCCTGGGCTATTTCAAGTGGGGTGATGTGGACTGCGAACGGCAGACCTCGCGTGTTAACCTTGCGCCCATCGCAAAATCGCAGGGCGGAATGCCCCACCTTTGCCCCACTCCTTTCAACGAATTTGCCTACGACCCAATGAGTAAAACCACTTCAGACCTGTCCTCCCACACCCCAATGATGCAGCAGTATGGGCTGGAGCAGTGCGTAGGCCGCCAGCAGCTTGGCTTACAGCGATCCGCTGTCTAAAACTCTACCGTCATTTGGCCAGGGTTTTGGCCAATGAATGCGCAGTAGGTCAAGGTAGTATTAGACATCAAATTGCTCCCTCTTCCGGCGTCCTGCCGATCGAACACAGCTCCCAGAGAACTCTTAGTGCTACGCTGCTCACTCCAAGTGAGTACCAGCCATGCCTAATTCAGATTTACTACCTACCCTTTTTTCCAAGCTCAACGAAAACCAAGTCGCCCTAGGAGCCGCCATCATGGAACTCGTGCAATGGGTCGAGCGACACGGCGGCGTCGAAGCAACAGCAAACGTCCGTGGCGCACTAGAAATACTTGATTACAATGACGAATTCATCAAGCTAACTCTTGCTGTCCTGATGACTCCTGAGTGATAGGCAGACAGTTCAGCTGAAGAGCCACATAACGCCAATCACCGCAATTACCCAGCAGAGAGTCAACAAGAACGATAGCCCCGCCAGTCTTTTATCCACAAGGTCCTTCCCGTTTGGATGGATGTTGATGGCTCTCACTGTAGGCCGACCAACTCAGCGTAGCCGACTCTGTGCGCCATCATAAGCCCGGGATCCTCAGAGCGCGATCAGACCTTGATCGCCCCGCCGACCGATTACAATCTCCTATAGTCGTAGTGAAATATCCGAAAGTCGCTGGTAATCTCCCAGCCACGTTCGTCAGCCATTAAGGGATGGAGGCGAAAATAGAAGCTCTGGAGCCGCGCACTCCGGGGCTTTGCTTTCCAGCAATTCATTCGTGCAATTGGCTTTCATCAAATCATTTGCTACCGTGCGCTCACGCTCACCGACATTGAGGGATGGTGGTGGGAATAGAAGCTCCGATGGTGTGGCGAATCCGGGGCTTTGCTCTTCTACTTGGCCGCTATGTAAATGATAAGCGCAATGGCGACCATCCAGGCGATGACCAGCAGCACTCCCAGCCCTACAAAATCCTGACCCATAGCCTTTCCTTGTGCGCGATTCAATCCATTCGGTCTAGCTTAACGCAACACAGCCCTGACGTACGCCTGGCACGCCCGTAGCGCGATCAGTCCTTGGTCGCCGGCATCGGTGATGCCGATAATTCGTTGAGCATGCGCTGGGTCAAGTTGGGCTCGCGCGGCTCCATGAACCACGCCGACGGCGCCGGGGGCGGAAGGCACGTTGCAGCCACTGGCTGGATCCTCGGCAAGGAGGACTGACAGGCGCACATCAGCAGTGGCAAGGCGATCGCGCAGAAGAGCCTGGCTGCGTTGGGCATCGGATAATTCCTTGGTGTGTTGATGGTCTTGGGCGGCGAGCTTCTGCTCTGTGGCCAAGCGCTTGTCCTGCTCGGCGCGAGCCCCAGCCGCCGCGGCATTGCCGATTGAGGTCAGGTCGGCCTCAAACTGGGCGCCCTGCTGTGCCAGTACCTTTCCGAGGCGCCATTCCTGCACCTGCCAGGTGCCGGCGGCGCTGATCACCATCGCCAGCAGTATCGCAACCAGGATCTGCCCGGGCGTCATGCCAGCACCTTCAGCGCCTTGTCGTACAGCCCCAGGCGATCGGTCTGGCCGGTGAGCCCTCCATTGATTCGCCTGGTGATCTTCGCGAACTCCACCTGATCAGCGAGCGTGTTCAGTCCTCTGGTGGACCAGAACCAAGCCGCCGACATCGCCGCGTGCTGGGGCAGCTCCAGCAGCTCCGGCTTGTCGATCAAGTTCAGGCCCAGCGCTTCCCCGCACGCCGCATAGTTCGCGCGCCCGGTGATCTGGATCAGCCCACGGCCGCGATACTTGGAGCCGTCGCCCTTGACGGTGTTGCCCAGCTCGGCACGGCCTTCGTACGTGAGCTGCTGAGCCGTTGGCCCCCAGATCTCACGCACATAGCGTAACTGGCCGGACTCATGACCGACTTGGGCGATGAACGCAGCAGCGCGGGCCGTGCCAACGATCCCGTAGCGGTTCATGGCCGTATTCAGGGCGGGAACAAAAACGCCGGCATTGCGGCCGGCGTTCGGGAGGATCTGCAGCAACTGCTGCTCGGTGATCGGCATGACTTTCTCCAGGCAAAAAAATACCCGCTAATGGCGGGTGGCGGTGTTCGGGTAGCGATCAGCTCGGCGCGACTGGGCGCTTGCTGCTGTCGGGGAAGTCCGGATTGTCAGCAGTCCACTTGCGCAGGGCCAGCCAGTACTTCTGCCACTGCTGGGCAGTGCCTGGTATATCTTCCTCGCCGTACTCGATCGCGGTCACGTTCTGCTGTGCCTTCGGCATTTCTGATTCGCGCCATTCAACTTCGCGATAGCTTGCTTGGGACGGGCTTTCAGACCATCCAGGGAATAGCCACGTCTGATCTGCGTACTCGGGCGAATCTTCCGCAGGTAGCAGAATCAGGGCCGATACATCGTAAGGCGCTGCAGCCTCATCGTCAGGGGCGGCCTCACTGTCATAGTTACCAACGAAGCTGCCATTAGGGCGAACATATATAACGTTACTCATCCTAGAACCCTCAGACGCAAATCGGCCATAGCTGGAGTTACCGCGAATGTCGCGCCTGCCGCGTCGTAGCAATACAAGCCCGCTGCGCCGATTTGAATCTGGGCAGAGGTAGGCGTTAGTTTGCGTAGATCGCAACCGTAATAAGTTGAATTCACATAGTAAGCGCCGCAGCTAATAACCATGATCTGCCCCACCGCCATTCCTGCTACTGCTTGCTTAAATACCAACTCCATCGTCACAGCTTTAGGTTGACCAGAGGTATGCGTAAAGTTGACCTGACCGCCGTTTGTCCATCCCTGCCCAGCAGTCACGGTCTCTTTTGTGATTATCGATCCCTTCGCATCAAGGGCCGCCTTCAGGTCCGTCTGGTCTGCCAGCAACCCCGTAATCCCGCCCCATGCTGCACCTGTTGGCAGCGGCACCCATGTCCCTGCCCCGCTCAACACCTTCAGCCGATCGGCCACCGAGGGCGCAGGCACAAGGCCTTTAACCCCGACCGCGCTAGCAGTTGCTCCAACCATCGCCACGATGCCCTGGCGCAGGCGGTCGAATCCGTCAGCAGTGAGTGCGCGCAGCGATGTGATGTCGTTGTTATCGCCACTCGCAGCCTTGCCTTCCGTGACCTCTTCAGCTCGGTCTGCCGAATCTTTCGCTGCTGCAGCTGATACGGCGGCGGCCTGCTCCGATTGGATGATGGAATCCCTGGCCGTTTCTGATCGGTCGGCTGCCGCGCCAGATGCCTGCGCAGAGCCCTGGCTTTGCTGGGCCGCCAGTTGCGCAGCTTCCTTGATGCCGGTTGAAGCTTCAGCCGCAGCAGTTGCAATGCCTGCTTGCTCGGTGGCCACCGCTTTGGATTGTCCAGCAGATTCAGCGGCCTCTGTGGCGGCTGCAACCTGCTCTTGCATATCGGTGACGCCGCTGGCAATCACCTGAGTTGCTGCACGCAGCGCATCAGCAGACTCTTTCACGTATCCCTGCAATGGGGCGAGAGCGTATGCAGAAGGATCCCCGTAAGGTGGAGCGATCGAAAGCGCCGTGTCGCTGGCGATGTTGGTTACTTCATACCAGCCACCATCGGGACCGCGAAATCCATCCCCCACGCGCGAGTTCGCAATGAAAGCAGTGCCAGTGCCGATTACAGCATTGCTGCCAGGCGTAACCGCGACAGTACCCGTCTTGTACCAGGTCATGTGATACCCCTAAGAAATTGGTTTGGCCCAGACAACAGGCGTATATAAGGTGGTTTGAATATCCACCCCCACCACCTGCATAACTAATCTATTGTTTTCGTATTCCCATACGGCGTATTGGTTGCCCTGCCGTGAGGTGCTACCGGCAACGTCCATCGCGATATTATTGATTAGCATGTATTCGCCTGTATTAAGAGGTGTATAGGCTGTCCAGCTAAGTCGCAGCGTCCCCTGACCGGTCTGAGAGGCGCCAAGGTAGCCCCATGACGTAATAGTCTTGGTGAACTGTGCACAAGGATTAGAACTATCAAACAAAAGTGTTGCCGCCCCATCCCACAGCCTCAGCCCGTAAGTTCCAACCGGCGAAGCCCTAAACGCAGCAGCGAAGTAACTTCCTGAGTAACCCTGCCCAACGAGCCCTTTGAACGAGAAGCCAGTCCATGCCCCTGGCGACCCATTTATCAGACAGAAACACATGGTGCATGATGAGCTTGGCCTAACAAAGACAAGTGGCGGCTCAGATGAAGTAATTACTGTCGGAAATGAAACGCTTGCACCAGAGCCTCCATTTGTAAAACTTCCTTTATGGAGAACTACAAGCCTTGCAAACTCAGAGTCTAGCGTAACGACATCACTGCCGTTAACAAAGTTTAGACCGAAAGACATTACCGATACCTCGTAACAACAAGCCTTTGAGCTCCAATACCAAGTGGCGCACCTTCGTTTGTTCCAGGCTGCCCAAAATACAAAGTCACCCCACCATTACCAACTATCGGTATGTATTGAATTGATGCAAAGTTTTGAGCTGTAGTGTCATAAGCACCTACCGGAAAACAAACAGCTGAATGCGTAGCCGGAGCGATCCCAGGAATGGATATGAATCTTGTTCTACTCTCTCCCGCCGCTTTTTGGACTACGGCGGAATACACAATCCTAACGGTGAACGAATTTTCATCCATTTCTAGGAAGCCCGTAGGCCCCCAAATTCTCATCCCGAAGCTCATGCCGTCAGATCTCCGAGCTGTACGCGCTTAACGTTGTTTTCGTCATAAACCTTGATCGCGCGATTGGTCATCGTCAGGCGCCCACCACCAGGTGCGGGTCCGTTGAACTCCAGGTTGCCCGCCTTATCAAGACGCCAGCCTTTTACCCCCGCAACGTAATCGTCGGATTGCAGAGCCTGGCCGATCTTCAGCATGGTGATGCTGCCGTCCTGTATGAACGCCGAGCGCATGAAAACCTGCCCGTTATCCACCGTGAACGGCGTGAATGCCTGCCCGCCTGCCAGCGTGCTGACAATCGCGAAACGGTCAGCACTCACCAAGAACTGGCTGCGAAGAACTCCCTCTTCGTCCTGCTCGATACCCAGGCCAAACCCGGCAGCGACCAGTTGGCCGTCGGCGTTGACCTGCATCTTCACGGAGTACATCGTGGAGAACTTGCCGTCGGTGTCCGCCTGGGCCTGGCTCACGGTCTGGATGTCTGCCGAATTGTCGTCAATCTTCACGCCGATCTGCTGGATCGCCTGAGCGGTCGCTTCACGGTCGCTGACTACCACGCTTTCGAGCTCGGTTACGGTGCCGGCGACATCACCCACCGAAGCGGTGAGCTCGGTCTGCCGCTGCACCATGGCCGCGTTCTGTGAGGCGCGTGTCTTTACTTCCTGCGCGAAGCTCGCCGAAGCGTTGTAGCCCTGAAGCGCATCGGCAAGATCGCCCTCGCCGGTGTCATCCCTGTAGGCCGACTGCAAAGCCTGTAGGCTCGACGCGGCCGCCGTGACCACGCCGTCCAACTCGGTGATGCTGGTGGTGTTGATCTCGACCTGACGCGCCAGGCCATTGGCAGTGACCAACACCTGGCCGACGTCCACCCAGTAGTCCGCGTTCGGCGGCGAGGTATCCACAGGCACCAATTGCGTGGCCTGGTAGATCCGCTTGCCGACGACCACCAGGTCGCCCTCGAGGTACACCGACTCAGGGTCATAGGCCGACAGCCCATCGAGCGCATCAATCTGCGCCTGCAGCCCTGGGATCTTGTCGATCTCGTCGTTGATGTCCTGACCAAGCTCCGTGCGGCCGACTTGCCCCGCGATCAGCTCAAGCACCGGCGCCGCATCGGCACTGGCCATCCCCATCACGCCGTTACCGACGGGATAGAACGGGCCAACGTTACCGGTCCGGTCGACCAGGCGCGCCCAAAAGAAGAACTGCGCGCCTGCCTGTAGGGCCTGCATGCTGTAATCCGCCTGGGGGTAGGCCAGGTCTGCCAGTTTCGATGCCACGGACACGTCATTGGCCTGTCCGTACCACAACTCGGTGCGCTGGGTATCCTCGGCGCCAGCAGGGAAACCCCAGCGAATGCCGATGCCGAACAGTTCGCTTGTGGTGGTCAGGAACGACACCGCCGGTGGCAGACCGACCTTCCCTTCCAGGTTGGTCAGCGCAGACGTAGTAGGAATAGACGAAACGTTGAGCGCACTCACCGCCCGAACCCTAGCCATGTACTGACCGGAGTAGATCCCGCGCACGTCGACCATTTGCTCAGGGGTGCGCGGTACGGTGATCCACTCCCTTGCCCCCCACTTCCATTCGACGTCATAAGCCACGGCGCCGGGCGCCGCATCCCACGCGATCGACATGACCGTCACAGCAATGCCCTGCTCAATCACGACGTTCTGGCTGAGCATGACGCGTGCGGGTGCGTCCTGGCTTCCCACTGGAATGCCTGTGATCGGCCGAATATCCACCACCGCGCCGCCGTCGATAGCGGGAAATTTGCTCGGGGCGTGCTGGATCACCTCGAGCTGGAACTGGTGCCACTCTGGACGCGTGACGTTGCGGACGTAAAACTGCATCAGTTTCAGGTCTTCATAGTCGAGAACCCAGCCGCACTCGGCTTGGGGTTGCTCGCTGTAATCGGCCATCAGCGTGACGTTGCGGCCGACAACTGACTTCACCACCCGCCCCTCGGACTTGCCGCTGGGAAGGTTGACCATCAGCCGAGCGCCGACCGGCACAACGGTGTCGCGATCAAGCGTAACGACTCGACCCGCGGCTGCCGCTATCCGGCCACCATTGTTCCGGCCAACCAGCATAGGATCGGCCACAGCAATGACCTGGCCAGGCTTCGGGATGTCACCATCCAGGCCCACGCGAAAAACGCCGCCCTGTGTCTGCAGCTTCTCGGTGAATGCCGCCCACTGCCCGGCGCGCTGCGCCTGACCGAGAGAGGTACAGCCGATCGCGCCAACGGTGGTATCGCGGACGATGCCACCCAACTCGACCATGGCCTCATCATCAAAAACCGGCTCCTTGTCGGTCTCGAAGCCCTGGTCCGGGTTATCCCACGACACCATGTAAAGGGTGTGGCGATCACGCGCGCGGGTGCCTTCGTACTTGATGGCGCCGTTATTCAGGATCTGTGTTTGGTTGTAGGTGTACACAGGGTCGCCAGGCATATCGGCGTTGACCACGATCTGACTGCCATCCCAGTAGGCCAGGCCGTGGAAGATCGAGGCCAGGTCCTGAAGAACCGCGTAGGCCTCGGCCTGCTTCTGAAAGTACAGGTTGCAGGTGAAGCGCGGCTCCTGGCCGCCCTTCCCGTCCGGCACCATCTGGTCGCAGTACTGTGCAATGCGATACAGCGACCAGCGATCAACCATCGTGGCATCAATGCGGTCGCCGAGTCCGTAATACGGGTGCAGTACCAGGTCGTAGAAGATCCACGCCGGGTTATTGGTGTAGGCCTCTTTGAAGGTTCCATCCCAAATACCGTTGCTTGTACCGGTGCCCGATGTTGCGTAGGTGCGCGTGGCTGGGTCGTAGTTGGTCGGTACGCGAATGATGCGTCCACGCATCAACACAGCGATCTTGGCGATGTCACCGCCAAAGGTCTGGGCGTCGTACTCCAAGCAGCTGACGGCCGTGAGCGGGTATTCCTGATCGCTATCGACCACCTCGGCGATTGCCTTAACGATCATCTGATCAACGACCAGGTCGGAGTTGGCATTCGGGGTAAGGCGGCGCACACGAATCGTCCACCGGTTGCCGGCTGGCAAATCCAGGCGGTGCGCACGCTCATACTCCGTGATGTTCTTGCGATCTACGGCCGATAGCAGTACCTCTACGTAAGGTCCGTTGTCGGTGGAGATGTCCACGGCGTAATCGATACGCACGCCATTGATGTTGCCGGAGGCGTCCTGGCTGCGAAGCGTTGGCCAACTCAGGCGAATGCGCACAGCATCGATCATCGAGTTGGTGATGGTGTGCAACCACGGCGTGCCGAAGACCAACTCTTTCTTAACGTCGATCTCGTTGCTTGATTCCTGTATGCCCTCCAGGCGCTCCTGATTCAGTTCGCCATTGCGGAACTGCCACTTGGCGCTGGGGTAATTGATCGTGCCGTCCGGAGCCTGGACTGCAGTACCGTTCAGCTTGACCGAACGCAAACCATCAACCGGGCCAACGATGGGACCCCAACTCCACAGGTAGGTGATTCGCGCCGTAGAGATCGACGGCACGCTGTTGGACGCAATACTGGGCTGCTTCTGTTTCGCCTCGCCACCCTTGCTGCCGATCACTGGCCTACGCTTGCGAGGTGCTGCGCCGAGCGCCTTCTTTGCTACTGCGCCCATGCGCCCTCCAGAATGCAAAAGCCCGCCGAAGCGGGTTGGTTGTATTGGTTGAATCAGTTGTTGTCTTGGGTGTAGATCCCGCCCGACTCGACAGCGCCACCAACCTCTCGCTCGCCGTACAGCAGCGGGTAAGGGTTGCCCTGGGCGATGGTCGTGACCGCACCGCCGAAGCCGTAGCTCGGGTTGTTACCGTCGTCGTTCTTGCCCTCGGCGCTGGCCTTGGTGGTCGGTGACAGCATTTGCACCACACCGCCCAGGCCAACAGCAGCGCCGGCGGCGAGCAGCCCCATACCTAGCGTCGAGGTGGTGCCGCCGGTGAACAAGCCGGCCACGATCAAAACCACGCCGAGAAGCGTCTGGAACATGCCCGCCTGCTTACTGCCCTGAATGATTGGCTGAATTCGGATATCGCCTTCGCACCGGCCCACCAGGTCAAGCTCCTGCTCGCCAAGATTCCGCTCATCAACGAACACAGCGAATACAAGGCCGCGCTCTTCGGCGGTGCGCAGGTATTTCTCGAAACCTGGCTTCATCATGCACAGCGCGGCCATGGCATCGCGAAAGCTGTGCACGTCCAGGGTGTACTGTTTGCCGAACTTCTTGCCCAGCACGCCGCCGAGCTTGATGGTCCGCATGGTCATGGGCGGTAGTCCTTGTGCCGGAGAATGAGCTTCACTCGGTTGGCCATCGACCAGCCGTAGATTTCACGGGCTGCCAGGCGCCCGGGCATGTGGTGGTAAATGAACGGGCCAGACCCTCCAAGCTTCGGCGCCGGTTCGCTGGTGAGCGCCGGCTCATCGCCCAAATAGATCACGGCATGATTCGGGAAATAGCACTCCCGGCCAGGCGTCGGGATCTGCAACACCAGCATGTCGCCGCGTCGTGCTTCGCTGACCTGGTAGAAACCAGTGGCCGCGAAGTTGTCTTCGTAGAGGCTCGGACCGTCTTTCTGCTCCCACCAAAGGTCGGAGCGCTCGAAGTTCGGCAGCTGCAACCCAGCTTCGCGGTCGTACCAGTCGCGGCACGCCGCCCAGCAGTCCAGCAGGCCATGGGAGAAGTCGCGGCCCAGCAGCGGCGCCTGGAAGCCCGAAGGCTTGAACCACTCGAAGTCACCACCAGGCCAGCCGACAATGCCCCAGGGCAGTTCGTGCAACTCGCAACTGACGCGGTCAGCCATGCTCGGCGTCGGCGCCTTGTCAGGGTGGCTGTGGATGATCGCCAGCACCTCGCCCCGATCTTCCGCCTGGGCCATGTCCTTGTGATCGATTTGGAAGTGTTCGCGCGGCGAGGTGGCCAGGTTGCCACAGGGCACGTACTCGCGCCCGGCGGCGGACTTGATCACCACCCCGCAGGCCTCTGCGGGATAAACAAGTTCGGCGTGGGCGCGGATCTCGTCCTGCAATTTTTGATTGATGCGCATCGCTACCTCGAACTTGCTATCAGGCTTGCGCCCATGGATCCGCCAAAACGGCGGGTGTTGCCCCGAAGCTTGCAGCTGCTCCACCAGCCGCCGCAGCGGTCCAGCGCGGGGTTGTCCGTGGGCTGGTTCTTCTTGTCGAACATCGCCGCACCGGTATAGGCGCAGGCCTCCTGCCGGTAACCGCCACGGCAGGCCCACCGGCAGAGCTTGGTGATCTGCTGCGCCGGCAACATCTGGCCTTCCATGTCCGTAGGGCTCGACAGCGAGAACGTGACCGAGATGCTGGGTAGCGCCTCGGTCTTCTGCTCGATAAACCAGAGGTTGGTTTTGGATTGGTCGCTGGCTTCTGGGTTGCCGTCGGGGAAGTTGGCGGCATCCAGGAAGTGGCGGAACGTCTCGATCACCTTGACTCTGGCCCCGGCCAAGTCGCGGAACTGGAAGCACAGGGCAGTGATCGCGCCGCGCACGCCGCCAAGTTCGTCGTCCACCTGCAGCGTCGGCGAAGCTGGGCGCCCATCCCCACGGATGTCGAAGTCCTTGGCCTCGATCTGGAGCGGCGAATACAGTTGCCCCTGCCAAATGATGTCGCCTTCTTGGGCGTGGCCGTGGAAGCGCCAGAGCAAACCGCCCAGGGGCGTAGCGTCCAGCTCGTAGAGCCGAATCTGGTTACCCGGCTCAAGCTTTTGAATATCGGTGTTGTAATTCATATGGCCCCAGGAACAAGAAACCCCGCACTTAGCGGGGCCCGGTGAGGTTTTCGGAGGTTTTTGGTTATGGCGTATAGGTCTGTTTGAAGGTAAACGAGAGCGTCCACAGGCCAGCGCCGAGCGGCTTGGACTTGTAGCCCTTGCAGCGATATCGGCCCGGCACCCCGCCCGGCGGCGTCCACATGAATGACCTGTAGCCTTCGTGCCGGTCGATGAAATCGCGCACCTTCAGCAACTCCTCACCGGGAGCCATAACGCCAGAGTGCGTCAGGTTCCAGTTCTCGCTTTTGGTATTGATGCCAATGCCGCCAGCCTGGGTGTAACCGTCGCCGAAATCGTTCTCCCATGTGCGCTGGTCAATCTCTCCATCGCCACCCAATTGAACGCAGTAGCTGAATGTTTCCGCCATCAGACTCGCCTCCAGAGCAAACCGCCCTGCCCCATTTCGCCTTGAAGCACTCGGCGTATTTCAGAGACCAGGCCCTGACCCATCGCCTCGCCCTGTTTGCGAGCATCGTCACCACTCATACCTGGCTGGGCCTGGACGCTGACAGGCGCATTGATGTGAATTCCACCTCTCCCGCCGGCACCACCATCACCAACACTTTCGGTTGCCGCAGTCTGCCGGGCCAGGAAGTTAGTCAGGTCCTTGTTCTGGGCCGGTGCTACCACTCGCTCGCCTCCGTCGAGAAGCCAAGTGCCTTCTTTCGGGATATTACCCATACCGTCGTGCGCCATGCCCGCAAGAGCAGCACTTGCAACACCGGCTACCATGGGCGCCGTGGCTGCAGCAGCAGTTGCCGCCGCCAAAGGCGCAGCCGCAGGGCCAACAATTGGGATGGCTGCGGTCGAAGCATAGGCCGCCAAACTGGCCTGGAAGGCAGTCGCCTGAGCATTGGCCACCATCGCCGGAACTGCGCTGGCCTGAGCGGTTTTACCAACCAGCAATTGCACTGCCTGGTAGACCAGCCACTGCGCAGCCATGTCAGACAGCGCCTGCAATGTCGATTTGGCGAAATTCCCTACCAGGTCCCCTAGCGCATCACCGGCGTCCTCTGCGCCGCTCGCAACATCTGAGAGGAAGGTGCTTAGACTGCTTTTCGCCCCGCCGAGTATTGAGGATGTCGCCTCTGCCGCCATCGCGGAGTAGTCCGTTGCCGCATCGACATAGTTCTGCCATGCACTACTGACACCATCCATCCAGTTCGCTTGGGATTCGTCGAGCTGGTTGTAATAGTCCTGCTGGATAACGATTCTCTCGGCCAGGGCCTCCTCCAAGAGAGCGGTTTCCTTGTCGTAGTTCTCCTGTGCATCAGGATCGCCAGCCAGCGTTGCGTCCTTGTACTCCTTGTACATTTCCCGGCGCTGTTTGTTGAAGTCCTGGTCAATCGACAGAAACTCTTTCAGACGTGCCTTGTACTTGTCGCCCTCCCCAGCACCAGCCAGCTCCTGGTCGAAACCGTCCCTTGCTGTCTGGTTGCTTTCCTTAAGGTTGTAGCCAAGCGCAGCGAGTTTCGCGGCGTCCTGGTTGGCCTTTACGAGGGCCTTTTTCGCGTCGAGATCAGCGGCAAGCCCTTCAAGCTCTTTCTTGCGCGCCTCGCTGAGCTTGGCGTAGTTGCCGCTGGCTATTTCAAATGCCAGCTTCTCAACCTCGGTCGCCTTCTGCTTTTTCCCTGATGTTTCGTCAATCAGCGCGATCTGGCGCTTGTAATTCTCCTCAGCATCTTCGAAGGTTTTGAGGTTCGCCTTCAGTGCAGAGGTGTGGTTCTGGGTTTCTTTGGTGGCGGCCTTGTTCGCTGCTGTTTGGGCGTCAGATGCATACGCGGCAGACATGATTGCCGTCTTGTCCGCCTCCGACAGACCGGTGTGCTCAGCTATGTAGCGGCTTGCCTCTTTAACAGCATTATTGTTGTCCTGAAGCTTGCCGAGTTGCGTTTGCAAGGTTTTCAGATACTTCTCACCTTCGGCGGTCATTCCTTTGGTCGCCTGAGTAGCACCATTCGTGACCGCCACCCCTTTGTTCATCTCGCCGTTCAGGGCGTTCAGGCGATCACGAGCCTCGCTTTGCGCATTTTTAACTACCGATAGTGCGCCGGCCTGCTTGACCAGAGAATCAACGACTTTCGGGTCAACCAGGCTGTTAGATCTCAGCTCCTCGAGAATCGGCGAAAGATCCTTGCCTGCGGCGGACGCCTCACCAATCCTCTTTGAGTATTCGAGAAAAATCGCAGTACCGCTTGCGCTTGATCGAGGTCCTACAAGACCTGTTTTGAGGATCTTCTGGAACTTGTCGTATTCCTCGCTGGTTGCCTTAATTGCATCGGCCTCGGCCTCTCCCCAGCGGATCAGGGCTGCCGCTTTTTGGTCACGGGTAAGTTGCTGAAACTTCGCAATTACTTCGTCCAGTGGCCCCTTCAAACCCTCCAGACCTTGAGCTGCTTTATCAGCATTGCTGCGGAAGTCGGCGAACGAAAGTGCAACGGCTCCAGCCACGAAAAGTAGCCCAACCGGTCCGCCCATCAAAGCCAGTAAACCACGGCCTGCTGCGGCCATCACACCAAATGCACGACCGGCGATACTGGCGGCAGCGGCAGCTCTGTCGGATGCAACCGCAGCAGCATTAACGACCGCAGTGGTTTCTCCGTACGCTAATGCAGCAGCTGTTCTTTTCGCATATGCCGCCTGTATCTCCAGCGAGGTCGCAACGGTAGTCGAGGCAAGAGAACGCTCGGCCTGCTCAACTTTCTTTGTGACTGCAACTTCAGCGAGTCGAAGTTCCGCAATGCGCGAGATCGACGCCGCCCGGCCGGTATCATTTATTTGTGCCGCCAGCCGCTGCTGCTCCAGCAAGCGCTCTGCGGCCAGGGAAGCCTGGACCGTCGTGATGTTTGCGAGTTCAGATGCCTGTCTGACACGGTCTGAAGCTACCTTTCCTTGCGCGGAGGTGATTTCAAGATTGGCACGTTGAAGCAAAGCCTTCGCATCAATTTGCTTGGCTTGGGCAGCGTACAAGTCTCCCTTTGCTGTAGCGGCAGTGGCGGTCAACAGCGTTTGATTTGAGGCCGCTGCGTAGAGTGCTTGAGCCCCTTGCTGAGCGAAACCGCCGGTGATTCTGCCCAGCGCCACATACAGCCCGGTCGTCATAACTTGCGCGAGCGCTTCTGAGTTGTTGCGCAATGACGCAAGCGAGCCAGGCAGGCTTCCGTCAATAGCCTTTGACAGCCCAACGAATTCGGCAGCCACCTTCGCACTTGCACCGGTTGCCTGATCCAACTCACCGATAAACCGCGTCATTGAGTTGCTGATGGCGGTAAAGCTGTTGCCGATTGTCGTGGCGGTCTTGGCGAACAGAGCATCAACCGCGCCAGCTTGGCTTTGTAGCGCCTTGACCACTGCCTGCGCAGTAAGCTCTCCGGCAGCCCCCATTGTCCGCAACTCGCCGACTGTTTTGCCCATGCCCGCCGCAATTGCCTGGGCCAGCGCCGGAGCCTGCTCCATGACTGAGTTAAGTTCTTCGCCGCGCAGCACGCCGGAAGCAAAAGCCTGACCAAGCTGGATCAGCGCTGCGTTTGCACTCTCCGCTGAAGCCCCCGAGATTGCGAGGGTCTTGCTGATGGTCCCAACGACCCCGGCAACGCCCTCTCCGGAAAGCTTGAGAGCAGCCTGGTTTGTGGCGATTCGCTGATAAAGCTCAGCAGTTGCTGACAACGGCTGTCGAGAGTTTTGAGCGATATCAAAGACCGCTTTTTGAGCTGTAACCAGTTCGTAAGAGCCGGTTGTTACGAGCTTAAGACGGTTGGTTAGGGAGCTGTAAGCTTCAGTGGCCTGATATACGCTGTTCAGGCTGAATGCCGCAGCCAAAGGGCCAGCAATCTTTGATGCAATGCTCGATAACGAGAGAAATTGGCCCTGTAGTGCGTTTATTCGCGCAGATGCAGCATCAGCAGCGGCGCCAGTGCTCGCGACAGACCGAGAAGCCCGATCCATTCCCTGCTGGAAACCGCCGATGCGAGCGATCAGGTCCAGCGTCAGCGTTCCGAGCGACCGAGATGCCATTTACTTTTCTCCAGACGTTAAAAAGCCCGCTCATTGGCGGGCCCTTTGAAGCTTTAGCTGATGGAGCTAAGTTCTAAGTTTTGCGGTACTCAAAGCATCCAGGAAAGCGCGAATGTTTTTCTGAACGGCTCTGTTTATGGATTCTTTGATGCGTGTAGAGCCTAAGAATGCATAGGAAGCAGGAACTGACCCAACAGTAGAAATATCTCGTTCGTATAGAACCTTGCCAGACTTTCTACTCACAACCTGATAGGTCGCTCGAGCCTCTGTAGTCATCTCAAAGCCACCACCGGCAATGTCGAGTTCTGTGACTTTTACAAAGATATTTACCTTTTGAGGAGAGTCATCATCGAAGACTGAAATACGATTGACCCCTTCGCTCAATGCGCTCTCCCAGTAACCAGGTACCTCCTCACCGCTTGATGGAATTTCACCGCGGGCTTCATTTGGTCCAGCAAAAGAGACGGAAATAGATCTTAAGTCTGCGTCAATTTTGCTATTTGAAACTCCCAGACCCTGCACAGAGAAATTTAACGGAGGTGCCGATGCGCAGCCGGCCGTCAATAAAGCAAACATCACCAAAACTACAACTCTCATCCTGATCCCTCATGGTGTTTTGACAGCAATCTACCACCATCCATGGCGATGATCACACCCACTCTTCCATGGCCTGCTCAAGCTGCATCTCTTTCGTTGCGGCATGTGGCATGAAGTCCACGAACTCCGCCTTGCCTCCGGCCCCGCGATTCACCTGAAGGGCGATAATCGCGGCCGATACTTCCATCCGCCGGCCGAGATTGAGCGTTCCATGCTTATCGCGATACTCGGACCAGGCCAAAACCTCCGCGTAGGAGATATTGGCCTTGGCTTCCGCGATGGTGCACCCGCCGACTCCGTTCAGCACCAGTTCGTGCCAAAACTCATCGGCGGGAGTCAGTTTTTTACGGGATTATTGACCTCGTTCACTGCTTGCAGCAGGACAACGCCCAGGCCGGAGTCGAGATTTACAGCATCTTCGAAGGGCAACTCCTCTTCACCGGTGTCGCCAAGCATGATGCTGGCCGAAAGGTACCGGGCGTTTTTGAAGCGCTCGGCCTCTCCACCAGCAAACATTGCTTCCATGACCCCAAAAGCATGCCGGCGAATGTGCACCTTGAATTTGTCGGTCACTTCCTTACCTTTGGCGTCGAAGTGCTTCCACTCGACATCGCGCTGCACCAGGGCGTCAGCAATGACGCCCCCTTTCTTTTTCAGTTGAGCCAGGTTCATGCGAGCCCCTTAAGCGGTTTTGCGAACCCAGGCGGAACCGCCCGAGCGCTGAATGGTGGCGGCGGTGCTGACCACGGCATTGGCGGCGAAGTCGAACGGGAAGTCACTCACGTAGCCTTCGAAAACAAACCAGGTGCGGGTTTCCGGAAGCTCGAAGCTGTCACCAGCCGAAATGGCGGCGGTGGCTGTTGCCCCGGTACCGGCGCCCGTGAAAGCAACCGTGGGAGCGCTGGTGTAACCGGTGCCAGCGTTGGTGATCGTGACGCCGGTCACTGCGCCGCCGGATACCGTGGCGGTACCAGCCGCGCCGGTGCCGCCGCCGCCAGTGAACGCTACCGTAGGGGCAGTCGTGTATCCGGTACCACCGGCACCGATCGTGACTGCGCCCAGCGCACCGCCAGCCGCGACCGTTGGGGCCGCCTTGCCATCAGACCAGCCAACCGCCCACTGGATAGTGGTGTCGCCTTCGGTTTCAGACAGCTGGTGCAGGCGAATATGGCTCGCGTTGTTCGGGTCAGCGTTGACGGTCAACGAAGCCTGCCCCGGGGTGCGCAAGCCCTTCTTGTAGCTGCGCGAGGTGTCTTCCAGGCACGTGTCCTCAATCTGATCCGCCGGCGAACCGCCCGGGCTGAATGCAGTGGCGCACTCGATGGCGAGCACGGTTTTAGGGCCGGTGCCGTTCAGTGGCGGGACGAGTGCGTAAATCTGGGTTCCTTGGGAAAGGATCGACATGGCGTTCTCCAAATGTCGGGCATAAAAAAACCCGCACTCGGCGGGTTGATGGGGTGATGCTCTATCGAAGGGTGATCCAGTCGATATCAAAGCTGCGGTGGTAGTCCTTCGTCGTCGGATCTCGGCCTGAAGCCCCCCAGCGTGTGATGTTGGCCTTCAGTTCCAGCGCATCCCGCAAGGCACTGGTGACTTGCGTTACCTGGCCGGCGTTCGCGGCGTACACGTCCACCTGCAACGTGAAGCCGTCAGCATCGGGCCGCCCAGCGAGGTAGTTTTCTGGATTACCGTCAATCAGGTTCCACACCACGTAAGGCTTCACGACGCCTTCGGGCGCCTCGCCGAATGAATAAATTCGGCAGTCAACACCAGAACCGATGAGCGCGGTAACCATCGGATCGGTTGAGCAAACCAGAAAAATAGGCGGACCCATCAATTCCCCCTGAGCGCGGCATCAATCTCGCGGCCAAGGCTCGCGACAAACCGTTCCGTGACCGCATTGACGTTCTGCGAGAATGCCGGGCGCATGAAAGGCGCTGGCGGCGTGAACTGGGTACCGAACTCGATATAGCGCCAGTGCCGCGTGTCGCCCCCGGGGTTTCCGCTTGCGTCCTTGCTGTGCTGGTTAGAACCGGCACCGCCTCGAATGCCGACGCGCATCACCACGCCTCCCTCACGTCTGGATTGCTTGGTCGCTTCCTGAGTGATCACGTTGCGCCAGATTTTTTCCTTGGTATCAGGATCATCTAGGGCTTTGGCGCGGGCTTTCGCGTCGTCGCGGATGATGTTCATCGCTTCACGCGCAGCCCGACGAAGGCCTTTTTTCTGAAGCCGCGGCGCCAGGCTCCGCATCTTGTCGATCGTCGACGCGACGCCTTGGAGCTGGGCAGAAATCGAGCTAGCCATCCTTTACCCCCTTCGAAACCAGCAATGTCAGGTATTCAAGGCCGGACTTCTTGTCGGCAAGCGGCGGACCTTCAATGCTGTAGGTCTCGCCTCGATGGATCACACGCATTGTCGGCAGCACGCCGACCTGGTAGCGAATCACCATCCGCCCAGTTACCTGGGACTGGCCTGCCTTGGCGGCGATCATGTCACGGGCCGATAAATCCTCAACCGCCGCCCAAACCTTGGCAAATTCCACCCAGGCCGGGGTAAGGAAGTCGCCAGTAATAGGGTCTCGCGGCGTGATTTTGTGTTGAATTTCGACTGGGTGGCGAAGTTTTCCGGCTTCCATCAGAAACGCTTCCTATACCAGAGCAAACGCTCCACCGCTGTCGGAGTCACGCCGGCGGCGGCGTCTTCGCGATTTTCGTACCAATGCCCCACCAACAGCAGAATGGCCTGCTCAACGTCGGCGGTGATTCCCATCTGATAAGGCTCGACCGGGGAACCCTCGACCAGCTCACGATCACAGTGCATGGCAATATGGGACTTGGCGCCCTCAATGTATCCGGTGATGAGGGCATCTTCCTGACCACCGTCCACTCGCAGGTGGAGCTTCACGCGCGCCAGGTCGATCATTACTTGGTCTCGTCGGGCTTAGATTGCTTATTGGCCTTGGGTGTGGAGCCTTCCTTGTCGAGTGCAGCCAAACCCTTTCCGATCAAGCGATGAGCGTATTCCTCATCTTCCAGGTCGAGAACCTCGCCGGCGGATACTCGGCCGTTGTTCACCTTGACCTTGTCAGGGTCGCCTTCGAAGCCCCACAGAACTTTGACTTTCATAACCTTCTCCACAAAAAAGGGGCCGTCAGGCCCCGGGATAAATTCGACACAATCAAGCCTGAGGCTTGAAGCGGCCCTTCACGAACGCGTAAGGACGGCGCACCGCCAGCCCCAAACGTTCCTCGACCAAGATGGCGCGTTTGTTCTTGATGAAGTCGTCGTTGATCATGCCGACCTTGATGGTGAACGCCATGCGGTCATAGATCCGTGCGCCCTGCGCGAAAGAGCCCGTCAGGAATTCGCCGCCGGTGGTGGTGCCATCGCCTTCGTCCATGCTGTCGGAGGCCACAACCGGGCGCCCCCACAGGATCGGAGTAACCAGGCCCTGCAGATTGGCGAACAGATAGCGGTTCTGGGCGTCCTTTTCCAACTCGATGTTCATCCAGTCCAGATCAGTCATCACCACGGCATCGGCCGAACGCTTCGATTGCTTGCCAACCTGGTACAGCGCGCGGCGGACGGTGTCGATAGCGGTATCATTCGCCTTGCTCAGGGCAGCGTTGAAAGCTGTCGCCTGAGTCATGATGCCGTTCATGTTCTTGCCGATGCCATCGCCCTTGAGGATTTGGCCTTCCTTCTTCAGCTTCAGGTCGTAACGCAGCAGCTCCTGAATGTAGCTGTAGAGCTGCGGCACGTCGTCCAGTGCCTCGTCGGTTACCGGCATCCAAACCGCGATCTTCTTGATGGTGTCGGTGGCTTCTTCGAAGGTCACGTCGCTGGAAGGCTTCGCTTCACCCTCACCGACCATGCCTGCACCCAGGGTGTGGAGCAGTTCCTTGAAGTAAGTGAAGGTGGTGCCGGTAACCGGCGTCGACGGAATCAGATCCTGGATCACCAGGTTCTGCCGTGGCTTGTCCTGAATTACTGGGTCGTACTGAGGTGCCACCAGGCCGGCGCTGGTCACCTTGACTTCGGACATGGTCGCCATGGCCGACTTGGTGACTTCGATTTCGGCGCGGTCCTGCTTCTTGTCGAGCAGCGCCTTGTAGTCGTCGTTGCCTTTGACAAAGTCGATGAAGCCCTTCTGCTCGCCGCCCAGGGAGCGCAGACGAACACCCTTTTCTTCGAGCTTCTGCACCTGCTCGATGACGCGCTCGATCTCACCCTTTTGGTTTTCGATCTGAGACTTAATGTCCTTGGTTGCAGCGTTGCCCTTTTCGAGCTCCGCCGACACATGGTCATATTTTTGTTGCAACCCGCCGAAGCCCTCGGAGAGTTGTTTTTCCAGGGCTTCGCGAATTTCTTTAACATCAGCGGTCATGGCTGAACTCCAAATTGGTTTTTGAACAGGTTGGATATTTCTTTCAGCTCATCCACGATCGCCGTGGCCGCCGTCCCACCATCACGGTGTACGGCGGAATAGCCGAGCGAGGCGACTGCTGCCGCCTCCTTTTGCGAGAGCCCCATGCGTTCGCGCAGGGCTGCTTCAAAAAGTCTGATATCCGACTTCACGTCGGTAACCTTTGCCTCCGGGTTCATCCCGAAAGGCACGATTGAGGCTTCCCACAGTTCAGCAGCACTGATCAGCCGCACAGTGCGACCATCACGCTCTTCGAACGTGGCTTTGATGGTGTTGAAGCCGATGGACATGCTGTCCAGCGTCTCTTCCTTCATGAGCTCGTATGCATCACGGGCATAGCTCACAGCCAGGTTGATCTTGCCTTTAAGGTAAAGGCCATGGTCGTCTTGAGTGAATGCCGCAGAACCCACAAGCCGGGTCAGATCATGGAACAGCGCCAGCTTCAGGCGTCCCCCGCGAGTGGTCTTTACCTTCGTGAAGGCACCCGGCAGGATCACGTCGTCGCCCAGATCGATGTTGTTGAACACCGCGGCGTAGCCTTCAAAGTTGCCCGCGTCGTCCATCCCTTTCAGTTCAAACGGGACTTCAATCTTTGACATTTGTTTGCATCTCCCACCGGGTGACCCGGTCGTATTCTTCGCCAGCCAGGCGGGGCTCGTTTTCTTTCTCTCGGACGGCGTTGATACTTAACCAGCCAGAGCCACCAGAGCCGCCAAGCGCAGCCTTGTAATAGGCCGCCCGGCCCGCGCTATCTGCGCGCAGCAAACCCTCCACAATGAACTCCACAAACTGGGGTTTATCGCGGAAGAGCTTGTCGTTGATTTCGTCCTCGATCGCGTCGAGGTAAGGCTTGAGGCCAAAGGTCACGTAACCGCTGGTTTGTTGTTCCAGGTTCGATCCCATGATTGAGGTCTTGCCGGCGCGGTTGGCCAGGTACAGAGGGACGCCGTAGCAACCGGCAATCGCTTCCTCCTGAAATTGCTGGGACTCAATGAACTGGCTGTCCTTCTGGCTCAGCCCGGCAGGCACGATCTTCGGGCCGCCCTGCAAAACCCCCATCGAGCCGATGTCATTGACGTCGCCTTTCCGGACGTCAGGGAATTTAGCCATGATCTGTTCCTGCTGTGCCTTGGTCAGGAACTGTTCATAGATGACGTAACCGCCCGTGAAGCCGCCTTTGCGCATGAACATCGCAGACCAGTTCTGCGCGGTCTTGGCAAGCCCCATCGACTCAGCTTGATACTCAACAGGTGAAAGTCCGTTGATACCGTCCATGCTGAACAATTTGAAGTGCAACATGTTCTCCGGCGATACCGGGAACCGCTTACCACTAATCGTGACCCAATAGATCAGGTCATCGGAGGTGTCTACTTCAACGTTATCGGCGCTCACAGGAATGAAGCCGATCCAGTCACCGTTATCGGTACGTTCAATGATGCTGTAAGCATTCCCCCGCAGCGCCATGTTAACCACGGCACACTTGAGGAAGTTGAGTTTGGTCATGTACGGGTTGGGCTTTCTCAGTACCCGGGCCTGCCGCGACTTGGTATCAGCCAGCACGCGACCTGATGGCGTGTCCTCAAAGATCTTGAGCGGCAGACCCGCAGCAGACTCGCTCAGGATCTTCACGCAAGCCCAGACGATCGGGATCGTAATTGCTGACTTTGCTGTGACCTTCACGCCCGACTTAGTGCGTTTCCCGCCGGCGACCATGTCGACTTCAACGTAGTCGCCAGTCGCCGGGTCGTTGTAGCCGAACATGCGCCATGACAGCGGGTTGTACCAACGAGATGCCATATTCAGCCTATGAGTTCGAGCCGATGAGTCCGAAGAACCCATCAGCCAGGTAATTGTCGAGCCCACTTTGGGCTTGAGGATTGAGCGACAGCAGCGAGATGGCGTTGAAGGCCGCCATCAATGGGTCGATCTTCGCCAAACCCGACGCCTGCTTGGTGATCAAGATGGCGTTACCGGCTGGTACCACCCGGGCATTGCCGCAGCACCAGGCCATCATTGGTTGTCCGCCATGGACCAAACCGCCCTCAGCCAGCTTTCGCTCAGTGGTCTTGATTGCGCCGTTCAGCTTCCAGCCTTGGCTGATGCCGATGATCTTCTCTTCCGGAATGCCGGCCTCGGCCAAAGCGTCAAGAATGGCGCCGATGCCTGACGGATCGAGACCGACCTTGTCGAGCAAGCCCGCCGCCTCCACCCTGGCCACCAGTTCGGCAACGTCTTGCACGTCCTCACCGATGGTTTCAACCAGGGTCAAATCACCGTCGCTGGCAAAATCCCGAAAGCGCGGGGCCTCGCTTTTACGGCGCTCCAACACTGATGGGTGAGCCCAGGCATGTGTCCATACCAGCCATTGCCTGGTGAGCTTGTCGCGGCCAGCAGCGGCAAAGCCGAGCAAGTCATCCAGGCCCCCGCCATCGATGCCAACGTCGACAACCTCAGAGCGATCAATCAGTTGCTCGAAGGTCAGGCCTTCCGGTGCCGCCTGAGCCTCCCAGAACTCAGCGCCGGCCCATCGATCCGAGCGTAGGTTCAGCCCTATCTCGATGTTGAGATGCTTAGCCAGAAACTGTTGAAGGGTGCCATCGGAGGCGCCCTGTTTCTTTTTGAGCTCGTCACCCAACCACTCAGCACTAACCGAACGGCCTATGTTGGGGTTGGTGATGTAGAAGTTTTCTGGCCTCAGGTACGCCTTGTCCTCAATCATCTGCAAGGGGAATTCGTACAAGATACCCAGTGTTTTGCGATCCAGGATTTTGCCGTCCCGCACATTCCGCCAGTAGCTCAGCTTTTCCTTAAACACACCAGCGGGAGGGTCATCGCTTTGGGTGGTCAGAAAGATGACCCACCCTTCTTCGCGGGAGATCTGACCGCCGAGCGCTTCCATAAACATGGATTCAGCATTGGAGCGCTTGCCGAAGACCCAAAGCTCATCGACCAAAACCTTGCCCGACTTCTTGCCTGACACGGTATCGGTATCAGCTGCAACGACCTTCAACGAGTTTCGCGTGGTGCGGTCCGTGATGGTCCTGATGTGATCTTGGATATGGAACATTGCTGACAGCTCTGCGTCAGCCCTGACCATGGCCGCCGCCGGCTTGAATGCGTTGTCAGCGACCTCGCGGGTTGGAGCCAGGATCAGATGCTCTTCTTCCTCCCGCCAGCACAGGATCAGTGCGGTGAGCATGATGCCTGCGGCGATGGTGCTCTTCGTGTTCTTCTTACTGATCAGTAGGCCGAACTCTCGTATCAGCTGCTTGCCAGTCTCAGCATCGTAGGCCCCGAAGATGCAGCGAACGAAGTTGAACACCCACTCATCACAGCAATCCGCCATCCGTGGCTTACCTGGCAGATCTGGGACGCGTAGCTCCTTGAATATCTGCAGGGCGCGCTCGGCCTCCTCTACGAAGATCGGCGGCGGGATAATCGAGTCGCGGGCGACCAACCGCCGATCCCAGTCGGGGCACGCTGTCGACCACTCCATAGTTAAACCTTCTTACCGTTCGTTGCGACTAATTTGGGTGGTGCCTGCCGGGAGAATTTCCCAGCGGCATGCTCGGCTGCTTTCTGCTGCTCGTCCTTCTTTCCACCGTCTGCCTTTTTGACATGGGTGTATTGAACAGCGGCAATTGCTGCCCGAACCTGTATTGGGCTGGCATCCAGCTCGCCGAGGGCGATCTTGGTCAACAAGGACAGCATGTCCATCTCTGGAGCTTGGACCGGCACCGCCCTTTCGCGCTTCAGCGCACCACCATGTGGCTGCGCCTCGAACTCCACGGACACCGCCGAGGAGTTTGCTGATTCCGGATCAACCTTCTTTTTCCGGCCAGCACCCGGCCGAGCGCCGCCAGAGTTGGGGCGAGCGCCCCCGCTCTTGCCTTTGACGCCTGCCATTTGCTGAATTCCTTTTTCAAAAAGGGGAAAAAATCTGCGCGTGAGAGGGGGAGTGGTCTGGAGAAAAGTCGGTCTCCATAATTTGACCGCCCCCTGGTCTCGACGCGGGGAATTGGCGTGCCGCATCGGGGATGTGACGTGCCACACATGGGTTCAGGCTCCCTGCGCCTCCTCGCGCTGCTTCTTCGAGGAGTGACAGGTGCCGCATAGGCTCATCCAGTTGGTCCGGTCCCAGAACAGCGTCATGTCACCGCGGTGAGGGATGACGTGGTCGACGGTGTTCGCCGCCGTCACCCTGTCCTCGCGCTGGCAGTAGACACAGAGCGGGTTCTCGTTGAGGTGTACCAGTCTGGCCTTCTGCCATTCGTAGTTGTACCCGCGCTGGCTAGAGGTGGTCTTGCCAGTCCTCCACGAACCAGGTGCCGCGGTTGCCAGTCTGTTGCCTTGGGTGGCGACCCTATTACCCAGGGTCTGGAGGCGAGCCATCAGGTCACCTTGCTCCCATCCATGTAGGTCAGAGGCAATGCGTCAGGGTCTTGCTCGGCTTCATCATCAGCCAGGGCCTGAATCAACAGGGCCAGCAGATCGTTGGTCTTCGCTTGCTCTACCAACTGCTGTTTGAAGATCGTCAGGAACTCCTGCTCCCTCCCCTTGATTATTGCCATCTGATCCGGTGTCAGCCGGCACAGGTTGAACCCCAAGGATTCCTTTTGCTCGCTCATATGCCAGCTTCCTCATCTTGTTGAGCCACTCGCGCCGGGCGGCGCATCCACTGCAAGCCATCATGGCTCCAGGGAAAGCTTGATGCTGGCCAGGACCACGCCAAGCGCTGCTGACTGAGAGGTCTTGGCCAGCTCTACCACCAGGGCCTCTACACGGGCGACTTCTGCCTGCTCATCCGCCGGCATATCACTGACCATGCCCTTGATCTGGTAATACTCAGCACTGACTGTGCTCATGGGTTGTTCCTCGTTGCGCGCCACGATTTGGCACATTCGAAAACGTGGCGCGGATTACAGCGAGTCAGCCTTGCGACCAATAAACCTGTCTGAGTAGTCGCGCAGCTTCTCAACACCTACGAACCCAACCGCGCCACCGGCGAAGGTAGCCATGCCCTGAGGCAGTCCCATCCACTCCAGTAGCGGCACCAGAGCCAGGGTAATCAGCCCGCACAGGGCGCCCTCAAGGATCATCTGGCGACGAGTGCCGCCGCCATACACAACCCGCAGGATGGCAATGAGCACCGATAAGCCAGAGGCATAGAGTTGCGGCTGGTGCGCTGCAAGCCAGGCAAATGCAGCGGCCCACAAGTTAGGGTCTTTTTCGGGCATGGGAGCCATCTCAGTTCCTCCCCTTCAGGGAGTTAGGAAAAAAAAGCCCGCTGGGTGGCGGGCATATGGCTCCGTGCTATCGTCGTGACTCCTACAATCGCAACAACGGATGGAACCATGGCAAATTTTATCGTGACTTTTGAGTTTAAATCTGACGACTCACGCCAAGCTCGATACGACTCGTTCGTGAAGAAAGTTAACGAACTAACGGCTTACAAACACTGGGACGAAACTACGTCCTTTTACTGCTTTGAGCTGGATACGACAGCAGAAGATCTATGCTCGACCTTGTATGTCGGTAGCGACTTCAACTCAACCAAGGACATCATGGTTGTGATTGATGTCACCAACAAAAAGAAAGCCACAAAAGGCCCATTGAAGTATCCGAGCTTGCTCGATTCGTATCTCGGATTCTGAGTCACCCTAAGTATTTAGGTCATCTGCGACTCAAGCTCAGCGACTCGGCGCTCGTACCGCTCGAGCGTCTCCTGATTTAACCGCAGAGCTTCCGATAACTGCTTCTCCCGAGCTGCGGCATCAGCATGCAGCTTAGTCACCTCTGCCAGCTTCGACTCCTGCGCAATGACAGCCTCGACAGCTTGGCGGTATTCGCTCCTCATGCTCAGCTCCAGAATTTTTAGATTTGACTCAGCTCCAGCAACACTCCCAGCTCGGAGCAATGGGTGTGGCGGGGCCGAAAACGAAAATGCCCGCTCAGTGGCGGGCCGGGGATTAGCGTGAGCGGTGGAGCAAGCCGCCAGGCATGAGCTCCTTGCGGATCAGCGACTTGACCCGATCGTCGAGATTAGAGCCCAGCAGGTCAACCTGCTCTTTCAGTTCTTGGCCAAGCTTGGTCTCGCCGATCTTGCCTGCGATGTCCTGGAGAATGTCAGAGGCGCTTCGGTCATTGATGGCGAAGCGATCAGCCGAAACCACGAACTGCGATGGCAATCCAACGCCCATGCCCGCGGCGTACAACTTGCCGTTCTCGCCGAGCTGCATCCGCACGCTCCAGGCAGCGGGCCATGGCGACTTTATGATGCCGTCCTGAATCAGGGCCTCACGGATGTAGACCTGGTCGCCATCAACCTTGAGGGGTTCAGGCTGTTCAGGCTCTGACTGGTCCAGATTGCCGAACCGCACCCGCACGACACCATCACAAGTGATCGCGGTGCAGCCGCCGTTGTGTACGATCCGCGTGCCTGCGAATTTCGCCTTCGCGAGGCGATCAGCAAGCTCTTCCTCGGTTTCAAGTCGGGCGTAGCTCAGGAACAGGCGGGAATTGAACGACTCATCGCCATAGCTCGCATCGAACTCTTCGAACTCGGCGGCGTGACGATATTGCTCCGGCACCCGCTCAAGCTCTGCCTGCATGAACTGGAGCAGGTTGGCGGCATTCTTGGGCAGGTCGTACTTGCTCCAGCTGGCCACTTCGACCGACACCATCTGGCGCTCTGGCGCATTGGCCGCGCTGCCGATGGTGCAAGAGTTAATCTCGAAATCACCGGTGGCTTGATCGAGCTTCCAGCCGGAAACGCCCGGCACGTAGTTGCTGGATTGGATAGAGCCGGACATTTTCCGTGCCTCATAACGAGAAAAGGCCCGCCGATATGGCGAGCCTTGGAATAGGTTGATGGTCTTTCCCATCAGTCCGCCAACACCACCCCGCAAGCACAACTGAGGACTAGGGTGTGTTGGCTGCCGGTGTTCTTTCGTAACGCGTGACTACCGGCGATACCGCGTCCAGGCCCTGCCCGAAGGCCCACCCTGGCTATGGCTAACGCCCACATCAAAACTGGTGCTGCCTGATGGAATCGAACCACATAGCACTCGGCGCAGGATTTACAGTCCCGTGTGCGTCCCAGCGCACATTCAGTCAGCGAAAACTTGGCGGAAGGCGAAGGAGTCGAACCCTTACCGTTTCCAGCAGCTCCGGGTTCAAACCGTATTGCCCACCACTGAGCGCCGCCTTCCAGAAACGAAAAAAGCCCAGCGGGTTAGGCTGGGCTTTTGTCTGGTGTCGCGCTTGAAAAGCTGAACACGTTGCCATGAAAACAAGGCTATTCCGCGAGTGCAAGTTTTTTATGCGGCGTCGATAAGTTTCTCCAGCGAGCAGTCAATCCAGCCGACGCCCGTCTTGATGATCTCCCTGGCCTTCGCCTCACTCATGTCGTACTTATTGCCGATTCGCTTGGCTGGCCACTTGGCCGCGTAGTACAGCCAAACGAAGTCGCCCATCTCCGGGGCCCGCTTGCACAGCCTCGCGACAGCGCCATCAACGACGCTGGCCAATTCGTCCGTGATGACGTAGGACTTGCTCGTCGATGGGATCATGTCCCGCATGATCGCCCAGGACGGTGACACATAGCTCGGGACGCCCATGCCGTCCATGCGCCAGTAGCCCCACTGCTCAAGCATGTACTCGGTATCGCCCAGCGGCAGACGTGAAGGCTTTCTTGTATTCATGCCGCTTTCCTCGGTGTCGGTTCATTCAGGCCAAACAGCTCTCGGAGCATCTTGTCGGCGATTTTGTTCTTGGCGTGCCCCTCAGTGATCCACCGGCGGGCGTAGTCCGGGAACCCAAGACTGCCACGGTGGTTTCCCCAGTCTGCGACCAGGTCCATCAGCGCGGCGGCGCCGATACGGCCGTTGGGCTTGTCGAGCAGCAGCCGGTTGCCCTGCTTGAGGAAATCGCGCTCGTCAGAAGTCAGAACTTTGCGCGGCAATGCCGCCGTTACGTTACTCATTTGCGGCACTCCCGAGGCTTTTACAAACCTCCACAATCACAATTTGTGGATGCTGGGCGCAGGCCCCGCAATCCGTGGCTTGTAGCGGAAAACGTGAATATTGGAATCTAACGCCTGTCTGTTCGGAGCCAGCGCTTTGAGCGATCCGGTCTAACGCTTTGCGCTGGGTCATAGCGTTGCACTCCGAACCTGCAGGTATTCATTGGGCTTCATGTCGTTGCGAGCCTGGGAGGAGATAGCGTGGCTCCAGGATCGATATGCCTCCTCGGGCGAATCTCCAACACCGGCCCACGGGTGTTCCTTCGAGTAGCACCAGAACGTGCCACTGCGGCCAGTGATCCGCGCCTTCGGTAGTCGCCCAGTGAACCCGACCTTGTGCCGCGCCAGCCAGCACTCGACCGCCGGCCAGATGATCTCTTGCTCGGGCTTGGAGAAGTCGCCCTTTCCTCCGTTGCTGTAGACCTCAGCCAGGCCGTAGTCCTGATTTGCCACCCACAGGACAAAGCCGCTTGGCGTGTGGATCATCTTGTAGCCCTTCATCGTCCAACCCCAGTCTTCGGGAAAATCCCGGATTGAGGCGGCGATACGCTCTGCTTCGGGATGCTTGGGCACCGGAACGACCACAGTCCCTTTCGGAAGGATGCAAGGCTTGCCCGCCTCCATGGCAGACTGCAGGGCGCCCAATGCTTCACCGGCAACGAAAGGTGCGGGAGCGGCGCTACGCCCCAGCAGGCGATCAAACAGCTTAAAACTTCTCATCGTTCTTCCTCCCTTTGAAGCGACTGGCGAGCGGGCGGCCCATCTCGACCTCTTCTTCTGACGGATATGGGTTGCCGATCAGCTCGACAAATCGGTGGTACGCACCCTGATGCTGAACGCGACATGAGCCGGTCGGGCCGTGACGGTTCTTGTCTACGATTAACTCGGTAACCCCGGCTTTGCCTGCGTCGGACTCACCGTCGCGGTGAACCAGGATCACCACATCGGCGTCAGCCTCGATCTGCCCTGAGTCGCGCAGATCGCTTTTGGTCGGGCGCTTGTTGGGGCGGCTGCTTGGACCTCGATTGAGCTGGGCAAGCACCACGATGGGCACCGCCAGCTCTTTTGCCAGTCGCTTCAATCCTTTGCTGATCTCGGTGACCGTTTCGTATCGGCTCGACGACTTGTTTTCGCCATTGACCAGTCCGATGTAATCCAGGGCGACGAATGCAAGGCCGTGCTCGCGCTTCACCGTCCGGCAGATCTGCCGAATGTCACGCAGGGTCAGTGATGAGTCGTCGCACATGATCAGCGGGGCATCCATCAGCTTGTTCACCGCCGAGGTAAGGCCAGGCCAGTCAGCGTCGGTCATCGAGTGACCTTCGCTGATGTGCTTGAGCTGGACGCTACCGACCGAGGACAGCGAGCGGTTGGTCAGTTCCACGTCCGTCATTTCCAGCGAGAACACCAGCGCCGGCTCGTTCTTGACCAGGGCGACACGCTCGGCAATGCCAAGGCCCAACGTGGTCTTGCCGCTGCCGGGCGTTCCCGCCACCACCACGACGTGACCAGGACAGATGCCTGGGATGAATTCGTCCAACGACGGCAGGCCCGTATCAAATCCAAGGCTTGCCGTCCGATTGAACCGGCGATCAACGCCATCTATCGCCTCGGGCAGGATGTCCTTGATGAACCGGTACCGGCGGCGCGAGTCGAGCCCTTCCGCCTCAAGCGACACCCAAGCCTGCTGGCCCTGGCTCATCACCTCGTCCAGCGGCTCACCATCGATCAGGCGCTGACTCATGATTTGCGCTGCCGCGATTACACGGCGGGCGACCGAGCGCTGTTTGACGATTCGGGTGTATTCGTTGAAGTTCGCCGAGCCGGGGGTGTTCTGCACCAGCAACCCCGCTACCGCCAGAGAGCTTTGACCATCAGCAAGGTGCGGCCGGGCCTCGAAGATGGTCACCACATCGACGCCAACACCTTTTGAGCGCAACGCCGTGACCACGCCAAACAGCTCCGCGCACGCAGGGTGATCAAAATCCCCCGCGGTCAACTTGCCCGCCGCCTCATCGATCAGATCCGGCCATTGGATCATGCTGCCGATCAGGGCGTATTCAGACTCATGGCTACGAACTTTCGACTCAAGAACGTCTTCAATGGGCGGCAAATCAATCGTGGCGTAACCTTTCATACTGAACCTCCCGAACGTGCCGACTTCCAGGTGAACGGCGCCAACAGACCGCCGTTCTCACGCAGTCGGTCGGCGGCGCGCGGGCCGATGAAGCTGTGCAGATCCTCCGGTTTCTGATTGCTCACCAGGATGGTTGGCTTGATCAACTGGTAACGGCGGTCGATCACCTCGTGCAACAGGCCGGGCGTGAAGTCCTTCCCAGGCTTCGCGGTGTGCATACCCACCTCATCGATCACCAGTAGATCGACAGATGCCAGCTCGTTGATCAGATCCGTCTTGGATGGCCCCGAGTTATTGCGGAAGCTATCGGTCACGGCCTGTGTGATCGACTCCGCGGTGACGATCAACCCGGTATACCCACCAGTGTGGACAACGTGCTGCAGGATCGCGCAGGCCAGGTGCGTCTTGCCGGTACCGATCTCGCCCATCAGCATCAGGGCGCGGCCGGCGGTCAAGTGCTCCCCGAAGCCCTCGGCGTACTTGCGGCAGATGCTCAAGGCGCGCTGCTTGTCCTTGTCGTTGCCAGTGACGTAGCTGTCGAGGCTGCACTTGCGAAAGCGCGGAGTGATGCCGGTGGCCATGAGGTCGCTGTTGAGGCGATCAGCTTCGACTTGGGCCACGGCCTGCAAATGTTCCTCGCGATCCTTGGGCGTGTTGTACAGCGCTTGCCAGCGGCAGGCCGGGCAGGTGTTGAGCTTCCACGATCCGTCGAACTGCTCCACCAGCGACTGCTTGAACGCGTTGTGCCCAGGAGTACCGCAGGACCTTTCGCGGGTATCAGCCAGTTCCGGCGCCAGGATGAATTTAGAAACGGTCATTGGGGTACATCTCCTGGGTATGGGTTGGCACGCTGAGGACGGCGCTTTGACTTGAGTCGCCCCCATTGGCAGGCTTGAGCACGTCCGTCCAGCGCTCGCCGTTCAGCCAGGTCGATGCCATCGGCACGTATTGACCGTCGTCCTTGGCCCAGTCGCGGGAAATGCGGTGATTGCCAAGAGCGGTCATCAGGGTCATGCGAAGCTCCGCGCCTGGCTTGAGCTTTTCCCAAGCCTTTCGAGCGTCTTTCTTCGATTTCTTATTGGGGTACAGCTTCCAGAAAACTTCGAAGGCTTCGGCCATGTCCTTGTCCGCCATAGGTTTTTCAATCCTTGCTGCTTTATTCAGTCCTTGCTTACCTTCAATACTTACTAGGGGGGGATTTACCGGCGACGGTTCCACCGGGCCCGGATAATCCGTCGCCGGTGATTCCGACACGGTGTAGGATCGCCCTCCGAACTCGCCACCCTCGGCGCGCTCAAGGAAGATTTGCAGGTAGCCAGCCTGCTCCAGTTCGCGGATCAAGCCACGAACAGCATCCCGGCCGGATGCCTTGCCCAGGCAGTCCTTGGTCTGGCTGATCAGGTGGTGCGTGGATACTTCCCAGTGGTCAGGCTTACCCAGCAGGAATACCAACATCCCGCGGGCGGCCCAACTCAGTCTCTGGTCCTCGCTGATCGCCTTGTTGAGCAGGTAGAAGTTCCCCTCAGGGCGAGGGGCGCGAATGATGCTCATATGTCCAACTCCCGCGTTACCCGAGCAATGAACGCGTCATAGGTTTCGGTCATGACGACGCCACGATCCTCCAGGGCGCCGCGGGCAGCTTTGGCCATGCCGTAGACCTCCCAGCGGTCACGCTCGGGCAGATGGCGGCAGTTGGAATAGCAGGGCCAGGGGCCGGCGACCACTTCGGCGGTGGTGGGGGTAACTACCGGAATCCCGGTAGTTGATTCCATAGGGGTGGTCATTGCAGCGTCTCCGAGCCTGGAGCATTGGCAATTGGCGTCTCGCCGCAGGCAATCGAAGCCACGCCGCCCGACAGCCTCTCGATCAGGACAACAAGCGCCCCCATGGCGTCAAGCGAGTGCGCGCGGGCGAGATCCAGCTCAATGAGTTTCGGGCAGTTACCCTTGATATGCTCATGCGATCGATTGACGTAGTTGAATCCGACCTGAGCCAGATCTGCAGTCGAAAGGGCTGTGAATGCTGCGGTTGGTAGCGGGCTGAGCGCTGGAGGCCGAACGGGAATAGGCAAGGATTTGGACTCCAGCCCTTCCATCAAGCACTTCCTCTGGTGGTCGAGATGGTCAGCCGAGACTTGCTGAGCTTCATGCCCAGTCCTGCGCCTGAACATCACGGCCAGCGCCATGCATACCTCCATCAACCCAACGTGACTACAATCCCGCTCGGTGATTCCTTCACCTTCAGAGACCGCCTCTACCGCGTCTGCGGCCAGCTCAAAGCACATGAGCAGCAGTGCCGCCTCATCGAATTTTTCGAAGTGGGCCTCATTGATGATCTCAACGGGTGCCGGTGTTGGAAAATTCAAGACTTTGCTCATAGCGCACGCTCCAAGCGCTGGATCAGCGTCCGCATTTTGCGTTTGGTACTGGTGGTCAAGTAGCGAGCTGCAAGCCAGCGCTGGAACGCAGCATCGGTAAATCGCAGCACGCCACTGAACCGTTCATCCTCGGGGTCGATACGCTTGCGCGGCTCATTTGGGTATGGGTGCCCGTAGGCAGTGAAGTAGGTCTTGTAGAGAGCATTCAGCTCGCGGCGCAGGCTGTTGCGCTGGGTCTCGGCCTGCTGGTAACTCACCGCAGCATCGGCGATCTGCCCCATGAGTTCTTCGTAGGTAATTTTCTTGCTCATAGGGGTGACTCCGAAGTGAATTTGCTAACGGTGAATTTGCCGTCCCAGGTCTGTTTCATGGGCAGCTTCTCGGCGAGATACATGTCGTGCAGCCGGCGGGCGCCCTCCTCCAGCATCACCGGCGTGTACTTGATAAACGGCAGAATCCCTTCGCCGCGAATCGTGATCGGCTTCTCTGTCAGCCAGTGCTTATCGCGCGGGATGGCGTAAACCCTGTATTTCGGAGAGCTATCAGGATCGCGTTCGGCGTTGAAAACCCATTTGATTTCGATGAGATACGCCAGCATCTGCTGGGAGTTGACGCCGTTGAGGCGCTTAGCGAACTGAGGGACCGTCTCGCCTGGCATGAACAGGTTCTCCAGCGCTTCGATCTTCTTCGCCTGCTGCTGATTCTCCAGCGCCAACACCTCGTTCTGCTCCTCCAGATCGGCAGCCAAGCGCATTGCCTCGGCACGGGTCTGCGGAACGGGGAACGGTTGAGGTCGGAAGTAGTTGCTCACCAGCTGGCGCTGGACGGTCCACGCCAGATCATCGGTCAGCGACTTGACCAGCATCAGGTAGCCTTGCTCTGTAAGGACGATCAAACCGCGATTGGGTACGTCCTGCTCTAAACCGCGAATTTCGCTGTTTTGAGATCGGGACAACACAAAGTAATCAGCCCCATCAATCAGGCGGTCACGGTGCTCGCGGAAATTACGCCCCGCCGTGTCATCTGGTCGCTCATGCACCTGGTCGATCATGGCGAGCGTGACAACACGCTGGCCGCGATACTCGACGATCGGTAGCTGGGTCTGGTGGATGGTGATCGTGTTCATTGTCCACCCTCCAATCCGAAGGCGAGCCAGTGAATATCCACTAGACAGGCGCGAGCTATTTCTGCGAGATAGGAGGTGCGCTTTGTTTTGCCACTTTCGATTTGGCTGATTGAGGTCTGGCGCGTGCCGACCAACTTCGCGAGATCGGCCTGACTGAGGCCGGCAGACTCCCGCGCCAGCAGGACGCGGTCGGCAAGTGAAGCCTCAAGCCCCACCGGGATCCGCGCCACGTTTTCGGGTTGCGTACTTTGTGGCGCGGATTCGCCGAGTGTCTTGAACTGGTCGATGGCGCTATAAACTCCGCCGAACCCTGTGTCACTGAAGTACTTCGCCACCTCAAACAAGGTGCCGATTCCTTGCTCGCCCTCGTGCAGGTGGTCTAGGTGGATGGCCTTGATCAGTGCGTGCTGCCACTCGAGCACATCTTTGGCTGCACACAGCTGAAACTCAGCTTCTTGCGAAGCCTCTTGCATGGTTGGTAGTGGCTCGTTCATTTGGCGGCTCCCTGGTGAGGGATGTTCTGAAGCTTGTAGGCGGCGGCAGCGCCGGCCTCGGCCATGGACATGGAGAGCAGTGCAAGCGAATTGATAAGCCAGCCGGCACTCATGGCGAGTTCATCAGACAGTTCGCCGTGATTCGCGGCGTGCACGATGAGTTCACCTACGGCCGCTACGCCTTGCAGCGTACTGATCTGGAAGTTGTCGTTGGCGTTCTCAACGCACTGCAGCTGTTCGACCTGGGCAGGCGTGAGCTTTGCCCCTTTCGCGAAGGTGGATGGAAACTCGCGCTCAACGTTGACCAGCAGCTGGTTCCACATTGGAGGCTTCATTGTGCGTCCTCCGCTTCGTATGCTGCCTTGAGCCCGCGCTCAGCTGAGCGGGTGAGCGCAGATACAACATCACCTATGAAGCCCAGGGTGCGAACCTCAGATAGGTACGCGAGCTCCCCATCGTTGATTGCATAGGCGAGTCGGCCACATAGCTGGCTGATGCCGTCGGCCAGATCCGAAGCCACGGACAAAGCCTCGATAAGGTTGGCATCCGCTTTAACGCTAAAAAGGTCGGTGTATTCCACGCCAAACTCACAGGGTTTAAGTTTCGGCAGTTGCACTGTTTGTTGGGTGGTGCTATTTTTCGTTTGCATCTTTTGTCCCTTCGAAGACAAAGAATCACCAAAGCCACCAGCTCCACACTGGTAGCGACTAAGAACCCGCCTCCACAGCGGGTTTTTTATTGCCTGGAGTTCGGGCTAGCCAGAAAACAAAAGGTGGATCGATGCTGCCATTGTGAAACTCCAATACTGGATGCCTAAACAGGCCATTTGTAGGCTGTTAGCAAAATGCTTGTTTTCAGGTGATAATCACACCGTGGTTCAGGGTGAGGCGAAGTAGCCGAGGAAAGAAGCTGATAGCAGCAACCTCACCTTTGGTAGCTAGGTGGATTGCTTCCGCCAACGCCTCAGAAGGCCGTCGCGTGCCGCAGGAAATCTGTTTGAGGTAAGCAATGCTGGTGTCGCAGGCCTTGGCCAGTTCAGCTTGCTCGCCTGCGCTACGGCCTTTCATCCAGGCCGCCAATGTGTGGTTGTCCATGGGAAACCTCTTTTGAGCGATGCTGGGAAGATTAGCAAAACGCTTAATTTTGGCAACCATTATTTAAGCAAGCGAGGAACTGATGCTCGATTCAAAGCAGATACGCCGCCAAAATCTTGAGCACATCCAAAAGCACTTCGTGTCCCGAAAGATGCTGGCGGTCGCGCTTGAGGTAAGTCCGGCAATGCTCAGCCAGTTATTGTCGGCGACCCCCAAGCGGGAAATCGGCGACAAATTGGCCCGTAAAATTGAGGAGATGCTCTACCTGCGAAGAGGATGGATGGATACGCCTCATACCGAGGAAGAGGTCCGCAATCTCCGAGAGCTGAGCCCTGGCTTCCCCGCCAAAGGGGAAACACCAGAGCAGTACGCTGAGGGGATGATTTCTACCAAGGCAATGCGGGCGAAACTCGAGAGAATTGGCCGGGTTCTGGGCGAAGCTCTAACTGATACCCAAGAGGCCGATCACGCGGAACTGGTACAGATATCGACGTGGGACGACGAAACCCCATTGGACTACGACGAGGTATACATCCCCTTCCTGAAGGAAGTAGAGCTTTCTGCAGGGAGCGGTCGCACGGTGATTGAAGAAAGTAGTCATGCAAAGCTGCGGTTTGGAAAACATAGCCTTAAGCGACACAACGTTGACCCAGCAAATGCTGTCTGCGTGCCAATCAAGGGCAACAGCATGGAACCCATCCTAAAAAATGGAGCAACCGTTGGGGTTGATCGTGGAAATCGGACCATCACAGACGGTGATCTCTACGCGATAAGTCATTCCGGACAGCTCAGGGTCAAGCAGCTCTACAGAACCCCTTCCGGCATCAGAGTTCGCAGCTTCAACCGGGATGAGTTCCCGGATGAGGAATACACATGGGAACAGATTGAAACCCAGGAACTGATGATAATCGGCCGGGTTTTCTGGTGGGCGATGTTCGCGTAAAAAATTAAGCAAAAAGCTATTTACACAATTAAGCATTATGCTAAAGTCCACTCCATGAACTTTTGGAGATGGACAGCATGAACGCACTCACCTATGGCAACTGGAAGGCCTTTACCGACAAGGGCCTCGCAGTCATGGAGCTTATGTCCTTAATGGGCAAGGCTTCCGGCAAGACTGCCAAACAGGTTGCTCGCGACCTTGATCGCTCCCATCACACTATCGTCCAGCGCATGAAGTCCGTCCGTTTCAAGCTGAAAGCTGTTTCGGAGTCGGCCGCAGTTGCTGAGGCTATGCGATTAGGAATAATCGCGTTCTGCATCACCTCTTCACCTAATCCAGAGCACACCCCTGAAGATCATCAGGCCGAGCAAGGCGTGTTCGTCGCTTAAAGCAGCGGCGAGCGCCTTCATTGAGGGCGTTGTCCGGTGCTAAGGCATCACGCGGCGAGCCATGGTGCGGCTAGGCATGGCTGGGTCTGGTAAGGCGTGGCATGGGCTGCAAAGCAGCGTACAGAGCTTTCACTGAGAGCTCTGTGCGATGCGAAAGCATCACCATGGCGCTGCGCGGTTTGGCTTGGCGCGGCTTGGCGCGGTAAGGAATGGCGGGGCGTGGGCTGGATGTATCAGCGTACTGGTCACCACTTGGTGATCAGTGCAGTGAAACAACCATCAAGGTAGGGTACGGAAAATGCAGACGATCAAACTCAAACTCATTGGCCAGTCGCCGCTGCTGATGCACAGCGACCGGTTCGCCAATCCGTTGGACGAAGCGACCAAGGGTCACAAAGTGCTAACCAGCAAGCGCAAAAAGCTGGATGAGGACCACGCCGATATCGCCAAGTCGGAATGGCTCGGAGCGCTATATCATGATGCAGAGCTCGGTCCATTCCTGCCCGGACAGAACATTAAGTCAGCACTCGTTGGTGCGGCAAAGATCCAGCGCCTGGGTGCTGCGTTCAAGCGTGCTGTGCTGGTTCTGGATGATCGTTGCAAGCTCGAATACACCGGGCCGCGCGACCAAGAAAAGATGTTCGCCAACCCACGCTTTGTAGATGCGCGCAGCGTGGTGGTGGGCACCTCCCGGATTATCCGGTACCGCCCTAAGTTTTCGGACTGGACCACCACCGTTGAAATTATGTATTCGCCCGAAATGATCGAGCGCGAAGATGTAATCCGAGCCGCCGAGAACGCAGGCCTGTTCGTTGGTCTCTGCGACTACCGCCCAGAGAAAGGTGGTGCGTTCGGTCGCTTCAATGTCGAGGTGATGGAATGACCAATACGACACTCCACCCTGAATGGCGCCAGGCAGCTAAAGATATTGCCGAGAAGTTCAAATATGGCGATCTGGTGAGCATGGTCTGGCTCCAGGAAGCATTTCACCTGCAAGAGCCAAAATGCATCGATGAATTCAAGTCTTACCAACTTGATTTTCTCGCCAGCATGGATGCCCTTCGCCAGGAACTTCTTGAAGAGCATAAGTTGGTTCTTCGTAATGTTCGCGGAGCCGGCTATGAAGTAGTTGAGCCAAACGAACAAGTTGAGTTCGCATGGCACTCGGCATTCGGAAAGGTAAAACAAGAGCTGGGCAAGTTGGCCGGTGCAATTCGCAATATCCGCTATGACGAGCTTTCAGAAGAAAAGCGCCGGGAACATGCTGACGCCCAGGCGAAGCTGTGTGGCGTAACGGCTTTCGTGCGACGCGAAGGCAAACGAAAAACAGGACTGCTCAAAGCGTCCTAACAAAAAGAATTAACCAATCTTCACTGATTTCCATATATCGGCGGGCCACCCGCTTGCCTGAAAAAGGAGTTTGACCATGTTGATTCTCACCCGAAAGCCAAGTGAAAACATCCGGATCGGCGACGACATCATACTTACCGTGCTTGGCGTCAGCGGACAGCAGACACGGCTGGGCATCACTGCCCCTCCTGGGGTAGCAGTGCATCGTCAGGAAGTCTACGAGCGCATCCGCGCAGAGACGGTTGCTGCGGGGCAGTCTGAACAAACCGCCGACACCCACGACCCTGATGCATCAGTGAGCATCGATGAGCGCGTGAAGATGGCGGCAGACGCCAGGCGCTACCGCCACCTGCGAGATAGGGCTCTGATCGAAGATGTCGACAACGACCTGCTCGTGTTGCGAGGCGACCGCTACTTAACCGGCGAGGAGTTGGATCGGGAAATTGACAATGCCCTGCGCCTGGCCCGCCTGCTGGAGTCGCACCCATGCGCCGAATGATCGCTATCGCCCTGCTGCTGGTAATCGACCAGGCCGCCGCAGGCGAGCAGCTGATCGATGTACAGCACGACAGCGTGCGCTCGGTCACCTGCTGGATCATCGCGGGCACCGGCATCAGCTGCTTGCCGGACAGTTCGCTCCTACAGCAGGGCACGACCACCGCCACCCCAGAAGATGAGGCAGCACGGGTCTCTCTGGTAGTTTCTGCCGGCGAGATTGGGCCCGCCACCGCCGCCCCACTCCCACAGGAAAAGAGGTTCCAACTATGAACCGCTGCAACGGTACCAAGGCCCAGCGTTTGATCGAGCTGTTCAACGCCCTACAGCGCCGGGAAACCACCTTCGGCCAGATCTACAAGCTGTCGGAATCGTGCGGCATCGACGCGCGCCGGGTGCTGGCTGACCATTTTCAGCGAGGCGCGAGCCATGACTGACTTGATCTGTCGTAAATCAATGAACCGCTGCCAGACGCCTGGGATGTGCTCACCGCACGGTGGTTGCCAAACGCCAGAAACGGCTTCTGCATTCCGCGCCCTGCTGGCCGAGCGAAACTCGCTGGCCTATCTGCTCAAGCGTTTTGTGGATGGCGAGCACGACCAGGGCGAGAACCAGGCCGAGCGCCACATGTACCACGACGAGGCGCAGACCTTGCTGGCGTACTTAGGTGGCGAGGTGCAAGGCCATACCTTGGTGCCGGACGAAGCCCTGCGAACACTGACCGCTGAACGAGATAAATTGATCGAGGACTACGACAAGGCCTGGCGCCACGACCTGAACGACAAGAAAAATTATGTGGTGCTGAGCGCGGAGGTCGTTCGGCTGAGCGCTGAGCGCGACGTACTGCGAAAAAGCCTGACAGATGTGTTCAACCACATCGAGGGTAATACCGAGTGCCTGGTGCGCGATCTGGTCAATTGGGGAACGCCGAAGATCGACCCGAACGACTTCTATGCCGAGTGCGAAACCATCAAGGCGATCGCCAGCGCCGCGCTCAATTTAGATGTCGCGACACCATCCACGGATAACGAAACCGTGTCGCGACACGAAGCATAAAAGTGATCCAGGGTCACAATTTAAAGGAGGTAGGTATGTTTCTAACAGCAGAGGAAGTTGCCGACCTGACCGGCTATAAGAAACCAGGGGCTCAGATAAAGTGGCTGACCGCCGAACGATACGGGTTCGCGGTAGGTGGTGATGGGCACCCAAAGGTGCTGCGCCAGGTTGTCATCGGGCGCCTGGGTGGTATTCAATCAAGGAAGGGGCCGGAGTTGCGGCTGTGCTGAGGTGAGATAGATGCGACCGCGCAAGAAGGACCGGCACCTGCCGGCGTGCATGTACCAGAAGCACGGCGCGTACTACCTGGTCCGCAAGGGCAAGTGGTTGCGCCTCGGCACCGAGTTTCAGGCGTCTCTCGCCGAATACGCCATGCTGCTGGACAAGCGCAGCCTGGGCGGGATGCCTAAACTGATCGACGACGCGCTCGAGCATATGCGCACCAGGACGAAGCCGGCGCTGAAACCGAACACGCTCAAGCAATACGAGGCGGCGGCCGAGCGATTGAAGGAAAACTTTGCCGACTTCGAGCCACGCGAGGTGCTGCAACGGCACGTCGTCGCGCTAAAGCTGCATATGGCAGACACGCCGAACATGTCGAACCGGGTGATCTCGGTGCTTCGGGCAGTCTTCACTTACGCCCTGGAGCAGCAGATTGTCGATTCGAATCCGTGCATCGGCGTGCGCCGGCACCTGGAGCACAAGCGCGACAGGTACATAACGCACGGCGAGTTTCAGGCGATCTGCGCCAACTCAAGCGACAACATGCGAGTCATCTATGAGATGTGCTACCTGACAGGCCAGCGCATCGGTGACGTGCTGGCCATCCGGTTGGCCGACATAAGCCCCGAGGGCATCGCCTTCAAACAGGAGAAGACGAACGCGAGGCTGCTGGTGCAGATGACGCCAGACCTGGAGGACTTGGTGGCCCGGGCAAAGGCGCTTCCACGGAAGATCCGCGGGCTCACGTTGTTCTGCTCGCCTCGCGGCGGAAAGCCGGTGCACTACAGTTCGGTCAAGGACGCATTTGCGATCAGCTGCAAGAAGGCCGGCGTCGAAGATGCCAGTCTCCACGACCTCCGCGCCAAGTCGCTTTCCGACACCGATGATCAGGGCAACGACGCACAGAAGCTCGGTGGCCACACCGACGCCAAGATGACGCAACGTTATCTGCGCCTGCGCAAAATCAACGTAGGCCTACCTCCGACAATGCCTAAAAAAACTCAAGAATCGCAGTGAGACAAATTAAAGGCCAAAAAAAACCCCGCTAATGCGAGGTTTTTTTGACTGTTGAATGCTATCAAGCAGCTTTCTTTTCGTCCACATGAGACTCAAGCGCCAAATCAATGGCGTCTAGCTTGGCTTCAATGGACTCGAGAATAGCGGCTGCTTTACGAGCAATGGCGGCAAATTCGAAGTCAGATAGCTTTTTCACAGGAAAGGCCTCGCGTCTAGTTGTTTCACAAATTCGTTAAGGGCAAGCGCGTCGTCAGCGTCAATAGCTCGAGCAATACCCTCCATGCAAGAAACGTACTCATCAGCCTTGTCACCTGTCAGAGAATCATCAATCTCATCTGCCAAAAAGCTGATGAGAAGGGCGACTTGTCTGAAATGCTCGGCGATTTCAGCGTATGTCGGGTTTTCAAGCTGAAGCACGCTGATGTGGAAGTTCTTGGCTTGGTGCAACACTCGGTTTGCGGCGTTGAGGAGCGACTCATACAAATGCCGTACTGCCTCAACCTTTTCCGTAGGACTCATCCCTGCAAACCCCGAATTCAAAATAGTCGCGGGATTCTACAGGAGGAACCACTTGTGTCAACCAAGCACACCTACAATCAACCACACACACACGCTTCGTCAATAGTATTTTCGTGAATTATTTAGATAGAGAGAAATGATTGGAAAACTCAATTCCGAAACGTTTCTCTCCAACCAACCTCCCACAAGTACGACATTAGCGCATTGTTGGGGTTCCGCCAGATTCAGCGGAAAATATCCGTCGCGCTTGGTAACTCATCGGCGAAATTGAATTTTTCTTTAGCCATGGGGCCTTCAATCTGTCGGCGCCCGCCTCCGACAATGCCTAAAAATCCCTGTAGTATTAGACAGATGTGAATTGTCAAATAGACAGGCAGAGCTGAACCCCCCGTATGACCGACCTCTCCAGCCACACCCCGATGATGCAGCAGTACTGGCGCCTCAAGAACCAGCACCCTGATCAGTTGATGTTCTACCGCATGGGCGACTTCTACGAGATCTTCTATGAAGACGCGAAGAAGGCCGCCAAGCTGCTGGACATTACCCTGACGGCGCGTGGGCAGTCGGCGGGGCAGTCGATTCCGATGTGTGGGATTCCTTACCACTCGTTGGAAGGTTACCTGGTCAAGCTGGTGAAGCTGGGCGAGTCGGTGGTGATCTGTGAGCAGATCGGCGACCCGGCCACCAGCAAAGGGCCGGTGGAACGTCAGGTGGTGCGCATTATTACGCCGGGGACGGTGAGTGATGAGGCGCTGCTGGATGAGCGTCGCGATAACCTGATCGCGGCAGTGTTGGGCGATGAGCGTCTGTTTGGCCTGTCGGTGCTGGATATCACCAGCGGCAACTTCAGCGTGCTGGAGATCAAAGGCTGGGAGAACCTGCTGGCCGAGCTGGAGCGTATCAACCCGGTTGAGCTGTTGATCCCGGACGATTGGCCGAAGGATTTGCCGGCGGAAAAACGCCGTGGGGCCAAGCGTCGTGCGCCGTGGGATTTTGAGCGTGACTCGGCGCTGAACAGTCTGTGCCAACAGTTTTCAGTGCAGGACCTTAAAGGCTTCGGTTGCGAGACCCTGACCCTGGCCATCGGCGCCGCCGGTTGCTTGCTGGGCTATGCTAAGGAAACCCAGCGCACCGCCTTGCCGCATTTGCGCAGCCTGCGCCATGAGCGTCTGGACGACACCGTAGTACTCGATGGCGCGAGCCGTCGCAACCTGGAGTTGGACACCAACCTGGCCGGTGGACGTGATAATACCCTGCAATCGGTGGTCGACCGTTGCCAGACCGCCATGGGCAGCCGTTTGCTGACCCGTTGGCTGAACCGCCCGTTGCGCGACTTGAGCGTGCTGCAGGCGCGTCAGACTTCTATTACTTGCCTGCTGGACGGCTATCGCTTTGAAAAGCTGCAGCCACAGCTCAAGGAAATCGGTGATATCGAGCGCATCCTGGCGCGGATCGGCCTGCGTAATGCGCGTCCGCGTGACTTGGCGCGCCTGCGTGACGCCCTCGGTGCCTTGCCACAATTGCAAGCGGCGATGAGCGAACTGGACACACCGCACCTGCAACAGCTCGCAGTCACCGCCGGTACTTACCCGGAACTGGCGGCGTTGCTGGAAAAAGCCATCATCGACAACCCGCCCGCAATCATCCGTGACGGCGGCGTTCTGAAGACCGGTTACGACAGCGAGTTGGACGAACTTCAAGCTCTGAGCGAAAACGCCGGGCAGTTCCTGATTGACTTGGAAGCCCGCGAAAAAGCCCGTACCGGCCTGGCCAACCTGAAAGTCGGCTACAACCGTGTGCACGGCTACTTCATTGAGTTGCCGAGCAAGCAGGCCGAGTCGGCCCCCATCGACTACCAACGTCGCCAGACACTGAAAGGCGCCGAACGGTTTATCACCCCAGAGCTGAAAGAATTCGAAGACAAGGCACTGTCGGCCAAGAGCCGTGCCCTGGCTCGGGAAAAGATGCTCTATGAAAACCTGCTGGAAGACCTGATCAGCCAGTTGGCACCGCTGCAGGACACCGCCGCCGCCTTGGCTGAGCTGGATGTGCTGAGCAACCTGGCCGAGCGCGCGCTGAACCTTGACCTGAACTGCCCGCGTTTTGTCAGCGAGCCGTGCATGCGCATCGTGCAAGGTCGCCACCCGGTTGTAGAGCAGGTATTGACCACGCCGTTCGTCGCCAATGACCTGTCGCTGGACGACGATACCCGCATGCTGGTGATCACCGGTCCGAACATGGGCGGTAAATCCACCTACATGCGTCAGACCGCTTTGATTGTGCTGTTGGCGCACATCGGCAGCTTTGTGCCGGCGGCCAGTTGCGAGCTGTCCCTGGTGGATCGCATTTTCACCCGGATCGGCTCCAGCGACGACCTGGCCGGTGGCCGTTCGACCTTTATGGTAGAAATGAGCGAGACCGCCAACATCTTGCACAACGCCACTGAACGCAGCCTGGTGCTGATGGACGAAGTGGGTCGCGGCACCAGCACTTTCGACGGGCTGTCCCTGGCCTGGGCGGCGGCCGAGCGCCTGGCGCATCTGCGTGCCTATACGTTGTTTGCCACCCACTATTTCGAACTTACCGTGCTACCGGAAAGTGAACCGCTGGTGGCCAACGTGCATCTGAACGCCACTGAGCACAACGAGCGCATTGTGTTCCTGCACCACGTGCTGCCGGGGCCGGCCAGCCAGAGTTACGGTCTGGCCGTGGCCCAACTGGCCGGTGTGCCGAATGACGTGATCACCCGCGCCCGCGAACACCTCAGCCGCCTTGAAACCACGGCCCTGCCCCATGAAACCGTGGTCGCCAGCCCAGCCAAAGCCTCCAGCAAACCGGCCGCACCGCATCAGAGTGATATGTTCGCCAGCCTGCCCCACCCGGTGCTGGATGAGTTGGCAAAGCTTGACCTGGATGACTTGACGCCGCGAAAAGCGCTCGAAATGTTATATGCACTGAAGACTCGGATATAA